GCACAATGGTAGTGCAGAGTAAAAAGCATTCTGTTGATTTTAGGTTAAGTTCAGCAAACATAAAAGCATTCAACTTGTAATTGAAAACGCAAAAATTAACCTGTTGTATTAAAGGAGTTATACTATGACAACATTTGTAGACGCAGTAGTAAATCAAGAAGCCCGTACCGAGAATGGTATGAAGGCACGTAAATCAACATCTAGTGCAGTTGTTGATTTGTTCTACAATGCGGGTGCATCCCGCGGTAAGAACATTACATCAGCATTCTCTGCCGCAATGGCTGAGAACCGCGAGTTGGCTCTTCGAATTGCCGCATGGCTTCGTGACGCACGTGGTGGTGCTGGTGAACGTCAGTTGTTTCGTGACATTCTAGTGTATCTAGAAAAGAACGATACACAAGCCGCAAAGGCTCTTCTTCGCAAAGTTCCTGAATTGGGACGTTGGGATGACCTGTTTGTCTTCACAGGCAAAGAAATGAAGGCTGAAGCATTCACTATGCTTGGTGACGCCCTGCGCCAGCGCAATGGTCTTGCCGCAAAGTGGACTCCACGCCAAGGTAAACTTGCAGTAGAAATTCGCGAGTTCTTCGGAATGTCGCCAAAGTTCTATCGTAAGTCCCTAGTCGAATTGACTAAGGTCGTGGAACAAAATATGTGTGCTAAAGAATGGGACGCAATCAACTTTAGCCATGTGCCTTCTGTTGCGTCAGCACGTTACAAGAAAGCATTTAACCGTAATACTGAAAAGTATGCGGAATATGTGCAATCACTTGTGAAAGGTGAAGACAAAGCAGTAAAGGTAAATGCATCCGTTGCATACCCATACGATGTTCTGAAAGGACGCATCGGTCACTATGGAATGACTTTTGATAAGACAGAAATGGACTTGATTCAAAAGCAATGGGAAGCATTGCCTAACTATGTTGGCGATGCAAACATTCTACCTCTGGTAGATGTGTCTGGCTCTATGACTTGTCCAGCAGGTAAGAACACAAAGTTGTCTTGCCTAGATGTTGCAGTCTCTCTGGGATTGTATCTTGCAGACAAGAACACAGGTAAGTTCAAGGATACGTTCCTGACTTTCTCTAGCAAGCCAGAATTGCTACACCTGAAGGGTAACATCAACCAAAAGATTGACCAAATGGTTAAGTCTAAGTGGGAGATGAACACTAACCTTCACGCGGCATTCAAGAATATTCTTGATGTTGCAGTCAAAGGTGGAGTGCCACAAGAAGAAATGCCAGCAATGGTATTGATTCTGTCAGACATGCAGTTTGACCATTGCGTAAAGCATGATAACTCTGCAATGGAAATGATCGAACGTAAGTATGAAGCCGCAGGTTACAAAGTACCACAAGTGGTGTTTTGGAATCTGAATGCCGCATACGGTAACGCACCAGTCAAGTTTGACAAGTCTGGCACAGCACTGGTGTCTGGTTTCTCTCCAGCAATTGTGAAACCACTATTGTCTGGTGATATGGAATCATTCACACCAGAAGCGGTTATGCTTAAGACAATTATGCAAGACCGTTACGCAGTATTGTAATGATGCGGGATTAATTCAGCGGTAGAATGTTTCGTTGCCAACGAAAATGTCATCGGTTCAAATCCGATATCCCGCTCCAAAATGGAGAGTTGGGTGAGTGGTTAAACCAGCAGTTTGCTAAACTGTCGTTCAGAAATGGGCGCAACGGTTCGAATCCGTTACTCTCCGCCAAACCCGTCAGCACCGAACGTGATCGGTGTCGCTTATTCGGTGTTATAGAATCGGGGGCGGTTAACCGTTAAGAAGAGTGCCCATTTTTAGGGAGTCCGAACCGCTGAGCCGAATTGCAATGGCTAAGGTTACTATAAACGCAATGACAGGGATGACAACTCAAGTAGGGGCGACTTGGTAAGCGTAGCCTACAAAGTTTTTATCTATAGGCTTCATGAGAAAAAACAATGAAATTTTCTCTACAATAGAGAATACATATTAACATGACATATTAATACATGGAGGCTATAATGTCAATTACACTAAAAAATTTAGAGAGTGCCTTAGCAGGAGAGTCTATGGCACATATTAAGTATCGATACTTTGCTAAACTAGCAAGAGCAGAAGGCTTTGAAGAAGTTGCAAAGCATTTTGAACACACCGCAGATCAAGAAATCAAACATGCATGGGGACACCTTGAATTGCTGATTGGTAAGCCCGACACACGCAAATGTCTTGAAATGGCAATTGAAGGTGAGACTTACGAATTCACAGAAATGTATCCTAAGTTTGAATATCAAGCAAAAGCAGAAGACAACATTGAAGCAGTCAAAGAATTCAATGAACAAGGGCGCGAATCAAACGAACATGCACAGCAATTTAGAAATGTTCTGGCACTTGCAGAGAAGCGATTTGCGGCTCTGAAGAAAGTTGAAGAACGTCATGCTACTGCATATCAGAAAATGTTACAGGAGGTTCAATAATGGATCACATTTGCATTGTTTGTGGACATATTCACGATGAAGAAACAGAAGGTAAGTGGGAAGATTTGCCTGAAGACTTTCTCTGTCCAGAGTGTGGTGTAGGTAAAGACGAATACGAAACATTAGAATAATATGATAGACTGTTTGATCTTGGGTGATAGTATCGCTGTTGGAGTTCATCAACAAAAACAAGAATGTGTTGCCTATGCAAAGGGTGGAATTAACAGTTGGCAGTTTAATAAACAATATACTGGCAACTTCACCTCTAGTGTTGTTATCATTAGTCTTGGTAGCAACGATCATACAGGAATTAAAACTAAACATGAATTAGAAAATCTTCGCAGTAGAGTGAATGCAAACTCTAAAGTTTATTGGATTCTTCCTGCGAACAGAAGCAACGTTCAAACAATCGTGAATGAGATAGCAGAAAAGAATCATGACATTGTGCTACCAATTACACGTTTACAAAAAGATGGTATTCATCCAAGTTGGGCTGGCTACAAAGAACTAGCAGAAAAAACAAAGTAATAAAACGCCTCGGTAGTTTAATGGTAAAACAGCGGATTTATACCCCGTAGCGCCAGATAAGCGGCTGATAAGAGTTCGATTCTCTTCCGAGGCACCAAGCCGCCATGGTGGAATAGGTAGACACAGGAGACTTAAAATCTCCCGCCTTGTGCGTCCCGGTTCGAGTCCGGGTGGCGGCACCATATATAAAGGTAACTTGACAGGCAAGTTTTTACGTGAGATAATAGTCATACTAACCCTGAAAGATACCTATGAAGTTCAATCTTGATGAAGTGAAAGAATTTATCGCAAATCAATCACCAGAAACGAAAATCTATATCGGATGCGATTCCGAAAGATTTCGTATTGGTACTGATTGGTATGCAGATTACATTCTAGCAATTGTTGTCCACATCAATGGAAACAACGGATGCAAATTGTTTGGTGAAGTTCAACGCGAACGAGACTATGATCAAAAGGTCAATCGTCCACGTTTTCGTTTGATGAATGAAGCATACAAATTGTCTGAATTGTATTTAAAACTTGCTGATGTGCTAGAAGATCGTTTGGTTGAAGTTCATTTGGATATCAACCCTAACGAAAACTACGGTTCATCTTGTGTGGTGCAAGAAGCAATTGGTTACATTCGTGGTACTTGCAATGTAATTCCTATGGTTAAACCTAGAGCGTTTGCCGCATCATATGCCGCAGACAGAATCAAGGGATTAAATTTGGGACTGAAAGTTGCTTGAGTTAATTCAGTACCGTGATGCGGGAATGAGTACCTACACCTATTTCTATATTCATTCAGAAAAAGGTGTGATACTCAGCCCTTACTTTGATAATGAGGATGATGCTAAATTATGGTTACAAGAACAATTGCAAAAACTACGTTCGCAATTACACTCGCAGTAAGTGCAAATTTTACACACTCGAAAACAATTGGTGAAGGTGAATACCGATTCGGTCCTGAGACTGCCGAGAATGTAGCATGTAAGATTGCAGAAGACCGCGCAAAGCAAGATGCAATCGAAAACTTTGTTGGTGAATTGATTGAACATAGCACAAATGAAATCTGCAAAGATGAAAAGTGTTCTACACTCAGATCGTTTCATTCTGAAACAAGCGGTGAAATCAAAAAAATTCATAAACTCGAAACTCTAGTTCATCCCGAACAAAAGCATTCCGTATGTGTGGTACACATTTTAGCGGACGTAGAGAAGATTACGAATTCGATTCAACTAACAATCCAATCACAAAAAGAATTTAAGCACGGCGATAGATTTAAAATATCTGGTGCAACAAACCGAGTTGGTAGTCTCGGTATCTTCAATGTTGTTGACGATAAGCATACGCTAGTTTGGCAAGGCAAAGTGTTTGCTCCTAACAAAGAATTTAGTTTGCCGACAAAGGATCAAAAGATTGAAGCAAGATTGCCAAGTGGCAAATCTCAGTCCAAGGAATTGTTGGTATATGTCTTCACCGAAGAGAACTTGACATTCCGACCATTTTATAGTAGAATAGAGTTTAATCAGATGGTAAAAGATTTGCCTTTTCTGGGACGTAAAGTGGTAAGTCATCAAATTCAAATTTTAAGGTGAATATGAAGTATCTTTTTGTTATGATTTGTATTATGGGTTTGTTAGGTTGTGGTACTGTGGGTGGTGCAATGCAAGGTGCGGGAGAAGACCTTGGTCGCGCTGGTAACTATGTTAAAAACGTGGGAAAATAAATTATGAATAAAACTTGGATGGTTGTTCCTTTGGTGCTTGCGTTGACTGCATGTGGCTCTACAAATTTTCGTGGGTCGAGTGTATCGGAAACAAAAGTGTTTAGTAATGAAGTAGACTACCCTAGTTGGTATACTGACAAGCCTAGCGAAAAGAATTCACTCTTTTCGGTTGGTTCTGAATTCTCAAAAGACTTTCAGTTTTCAGTTGACAAGGCAATGCTTTCTGCAAAGCGTGAACTTGCATCACAGTTTTCTTCACACACTAGTTCCATGATGAAAGACTTTGCAGTTGAATCTGGAACACTCGGTGTTGGTGTCGCTGGCGCTGATATCGAACGTACCACACGTTTGATTGTTGCGAAGGTTAACATGATTGGCGTTCAACGGACTAACTTCAAGGTTGTGCGTGAACGTGATGGATATCGCACCTTTGTGCAGTTGAAATATTCTACTGATGAAGCAAACAAGATTATGCTTGCTGAGGTTCAACGTAATCAAGCACTCTATGCTAAATTCCGCGCATCAAAATCTTTCCGTGAACTTGATGCACAGACAGACAAGATTGAAAATCAAAAGATCGAAGAAATTCGTGCAATGCAAGGAAACTAATCATGCCTAATTGGTGTTACAATACAATCGATATTATTGCTGAACCAGAGACTATTCAAAAGTTTGAGAAGTTTCTTGAGGACAAAAAGGGCGAAGATTGGTTCGATTTCTTCTTGCCTATGCCTAAGGAAATTAAAGAGACAGACCAAGATTGGTATGCATGGGCATTAAACAATTGGGGATGTAAGTGGAACTGTAGTGCGCGAGATTGGGAAGTATCTGAACATAATAATCGAATCTCATTCTCTTTTGATTCTCCTTGGGGTCCTCCAATTGCATTGTATGATTTTATGTCAAATGAATTTGAAGACGTTGTAATTGAGGCGAAGTATCTTGAAGAGGGTATGTGTTTCGTGGGTCAATACATCGATGGTATTGATGAGTGTTATGAATATCAAGACAAAGATGATTTGGATTTGATTCCTGAAGAACTTGTTGACCATTGGAATTTGCACGATCAATTTTCCGAAGAAGACGAAGAGGAATAAAATGAGAATTGCTGTTACATCCGATGTTCATCTAGAATTCGGACCACTCATTCTGAAAAACGAACACAACATTGATGTTCTGGTGTTGTCTGGTGATATTTGTGTTGCAAGCGACTTGAATTATAAGTCCGATAATCTTGGTATTGTGAGTAATGGTAAGTATGAAAGAATGCGTGAATTCTTCCGTTCTTGTTCTGACAATTTCAAGAATGTGATTTACATCATGGGTAACCATGAACACTATCACGGAGACTTCAATACTAGCACACATATGCTACGTAGTTTTCTGATGAATGATGATGACTACAGCAACATTCATTTTCTCGACAAAGAATCAGTTGAGATTGATGGTGTGACTTTTGTTGGTGGCACTCTTTGGACTGACTTTAATGGTGGCGATGAAATGACAATGCGCTACATTGAACGCAGAATGAATGACTTTCAGATTGTGAAGCATAGTGGTCGCAAAGTGTCATTCAAAGAGTTTGAGTATGCACTTAAAGAAGATGGAACGAAAGACTATAATACAGTTGTTCGTACCACATTCAAAGAGCGTGATGCACGTTTCTGTCCTGCCGATGCATATGAAGACTATAAGCAAATGCTTGAGATTATCAAAACTTCAGTAGCAGATCACACAAAGAAGTATGTTGTATGCACACACCATGCACCTAGTAAGGCATCTACGCATCCTCGCTACGCGCATGAGGTGGAAATGAATTGGGGTTATAGTTCGAATCAAGATGAATTCATTCTGAACAATCCTCAAATCAAGTTGTGGACTCATGGACACACACATGAAGATTTTGACTACATGATTGGTAGCACAAGAATCTTTTGTAACCCTCGCGGTTATGATGGATATGAAGAAAGAGCAGATCGTTTTGAACTGAAATTTGTAGATATTTAAAATGAAAAAACTAATTCGTGATGGAAAAGTTGCGGTTCTAGTTTCAGGTGGCTTTGGCGCAGGCTGGTCTACTTGGAACTATGATGAACCACAAATGCTTTATGATCCAGTGATTGCAGAAATGCTTGAACAATCAAAAGGCGAAAGTGAAATTGAAAAGTATTGCGGAGAAAAATACCCTAATGCATACTTAGGAGGACTTGATGGATTGTATGTTGCGTGGTTGCCTGAAGGAACTGCGTTTCGAATCCATGAGTATGACGGATCAGAGTCCGTTGAAATTCGTGATGCAGTTCGTTGGGAGATAGCATGATACAATTTCTTGCTGGTATTGTAGTAGGAATTATAATTTCTACTGTTGGTGTCTCTGGACTCACAAAGTCTGTTGATGAACAAGTTGAAAACTTTAAAACGGTAATTAAGGAAAAATCGAAATGAAACATTGGACTAATTTGACTGCACTTGAAAATGAAATTCACCGCGTTCGCGAATTCAAAACATTGCTTGATGTTACGACAAGAGGATTGACAGAAACTGGATCAACACCAGAAGAAACTTCAACGGTTCTCTACACCTTGCTCGGAATGATTGAAGATATCGATTCTAAGATGTATGACAATTTTCAATCATTGTGGGATGAAGTCAGGACTGATTCGTGGGAATCTGATGAAAACGAAAGTGATACAAATTCTGATGAGCGATGGGGTCGAATTGTTGATGATTTAAGGAAAATGAGTGTTAGTGAGGGCTAACTAACATAAAAGTAGTAAAATTAAGGGTTGGGGGTGTTGTTTTTGTGCAACATCCCCATTTTTTTGTGGAAAACCCTTGACAATTACCTAGGAACGTGTAGAATAGACTTTGTTGATTGAGATTAAGAGGAAATTCTAATGCGTACCAAAACTTTTATTGACGGCTTCAAAAATTCACAAAAGATTCGTGTGATGTTTGAAGGATTCGGTGTCTACACTACAGTAGGTGGTGTTTGTGAAACCTTTGCAACCGCTAGCCATAGTGCCGCGGCTTGTGATGCGTTGTTGAAGTTGGCTTATATGCGCCGCACCGCTGAAAAGACTGGTGATTTGATTCCGGTTGGTTTGGGTTATACAACCCGCGGTATGCAAGTTCAGATTGATTTGATTTAAGGAAATAAAATGACTACATTGACAAATGATATCTCTTACTCAATGTTTAGCGAAGTTGGCAACTTAGCCGTTCACGGTGTTGTTGTTACTGCTATTACAATGAACCTGACATGGCCACAAACTTACAAGTGTTTGCGAGTGTTGGCTAATTCAAATCCAGATATGTTTGGCGAAGCAATGGACACCGCGGTTCGGGAATGTGTCTACAATGCTTGTGGTTTTACTTCTGACTTTTATGGTGCTTAATATGATTACATACAAATTTTATGTTGGTAAAGATGTTTATGAATTTGTCGCAGAGTCTAAACTTAACGCGATGGAAATGTGCAATCGTCAAGTGATTGATAAGTTGGATTTGCATCCTATGGCTTGGGCTGATGCTGGTCAGAATGCGTTTTCATATCAGTCTGGCAACTTTTTTGATTAAGGAAAACAAAATGAAAATCGAAACTGCAATTGGTGTCTTAGAAAAAGAACGTCAATTTTTGGGCATGGGTTTCTTGGAATTATTGCAAGATATCCAAAAGCATGGTAAGATGATTTACTCTGAAAAGGTCATGGAAGCCTTTGAACGGTTTATGATTGATGGTCGCCGTATGTTTTCGTAAGTTAGTGCTTACTTACTAAGTGTTGCATAAAAACAACATTTAAAATAGTTGTTGACAGGTGGTAGGAATCGTGTATAATAGGTACTGTTGATTGAGAAAAGGACTGAAATATGAAACTGCTTTCTACAGGTAATCCCAAGATTCTTAAAGGAATGTCACAAGGTTACAATACCTACATTCTGCACCTTGCGCCTGCAAATTTGAGTGGTTATGAAACTTGCGCCAAGCGTACCGCTGGATGTACCGCCGCTTGTTTGAACCTCGCTGGTCGCGGTGGTATGTTTAAGCGTGGCGAAACCACTAACGTTATTCAACAAGCCCGCATTCGTAAGACTAAAATGTTTTTCGAAAACCGTATTCAATTTATGAACCTGCTGGTTGCTGATATTGAATTAGCAATTAAGCAAAGCAAACGGATGAACCTGATTCCTGTGTTCCGTTTGAATGGCACTTCCGACCTTGCATTCGAAAAGTATGAGGTTGTTCGTAACGGTCAATTGTTTCGTAACATGTTTGCCGCATTCCCAGAAGTCCAATTCTATGACTACACCAAGATTCTTGGTCGTAAGGTTGTTGATATCGCTAACTATCACCTGACATTCTCAGCGGCTGATGGCAATGATTCCGATGTTGCTAAAGCAATTCAACAAGGTTACAATGTTGCTACAGTATTCGGTATTAAGAAAACTTTGCCAATGCCCGAGACTTACATGGGTATGCCAGTTTTCAATGGTGACGAATCTGATTTGCGTTTCCTTGACCCTAAAGGTGTTGTGGTTGGTTTGTATGCAAAAGGCAAAGCAAAAAAAGACACCACTGGTTTTGTGAAATATCCTACTATTATGTTGATGGCGGCTTGATGCAATATACTCTGATAATGCGAAACGGAAAGATAATGCAATTCTACATTCAATCAATGGCAGAAATGTATCAGAATCTTTACGGTGGCGTGATTGTGACAAATGATGTATTGAATGAAGTGAAGGAAATTCAAAATGTATGACAATAGACATGGCGGTCCCTTTGACCGCGGTGGTGCTGATTACTATTATGGTAGATCATATGAACCACATTATTATGTTGGCGATACCTATTCAAGTGACCGGGTTGAATTGGCTAACATGACTGCACAACAAATTGTAGAATATACTGCTGGCTACAATGCTGGTGGCGCACAAAAGGATTGGGGTTGATATGACAATTCGAAAGAAACAAAAACAGGATAAGATTGTAATTGACCTGGCTGGTCCGCAAGGTAATGCATTCTATTTGCTTGCCGTTGTAAAGAAAACTTTCGCACGGTCCGGCGCACATGAATTGGGTGAATCGATTTGCGAAGAAATGAAAAAAGGTGACTATGAACACCTAATAAAAACTTTTGATTTGTATCTTGGTGATCATTTTATTTTGGAGCGATAATGACAGGCTTTCAGAGTAAGCGAATGATGGCGGAGAGCCGTTATAAGGTTTATTGTGAGTGGTGTAGTGACTGGCATTACACCGATGAGGTTGAGGTTCTGAATGTTGAGGAAGATATTCAAGGGCGTGATGTGTTGCATTTTGAATGCATGAAACCTCCTTCATGGAACGAGGATATTTCACGATATGACGGAACATCCTCACTTGTCTATAAAGAATGAAGTTAGTGTCTACTAACATCGATGTTGTTTTTATGCAACACCGTGAAAATAGTGCTTGACATTCTCCGAGGGTGTGGTATACTGTAGTCTGTTAAGTGAGAAAAGGATTTGATATGAACAAATTTGTGCAGGAAATGAATGCTCGGTCTGCGCGGTCTGCAATGATCCGCGATGCGATTCGTGACTATGAGGATGTCCTCCGTGCCGAATACGGTTCGCCTTATGCTGGTCTTGCCGGCGTTCTCGAATCCATGTTGACTTCCCTAGCGGCTGACCGCTTGGATTCGACCGAAGATGTTGTTCGTCAATTGAAGCGTTTGACTAAACGCAATATGGAGACTGTATAATGTTGATGTTGGTGCCCACCTCTGATGTTGCGAAGGATTTTTTCTCCGCAATATCTACGTTGCCTAGTGCAACTTTGGAACAAATTTACTTTGCGATTGGTGCTGAATTACAAGACCGCGAAGTGACTGCTATGGAAAGTTTCATGCTGAAACTAGACCGCGAAGTGACTGCTATGGAACGTGAAACTGAACGGGAGGTTGCATGAAAGGTTCGATTCGATTTTTTGTTGGTCTGTTGATTGTCGCCGGTTCTGTTGGTGGTGTTGAAACTGAATCTGCTGATTTATTGGAAGGCTTGTTGCTTTCTATTCTCGGTCTTGCAATCATGTATTCTGGTGCTAATGCTATGAAGGAAAATGTGTAATGGGAACTAGATGCTTAACTTTTGTGTATGAAGGCGATACGCCTGTGATTAACATATATCGTCAATTCGATGGATATCCGTCCGGTCATGGTTTTGAACTTGCTGAATTTTTAGGTGGGTTTGAAATCGTAAACGGTTACGGCGAAGTGAAACCTAAACTTGCAAATGGCATGGGTTGTCTTGCCGCGCAAATGGTCGCGCATTTTAAGAAAAGCGTTGGTGGCTTCTACATTCATCCAGTAACCGATACTGACTGCTGGCAAGAATATGAATATCACGTTTTTGAAAATCGTGTTGTGGTGAAGAATCCGGACAATGTAATGTTCTCTGGAACGTTTGAAGAATTTAAAGATTTTTGTGTAGAGGACTAAAATGTATATTGCTAAACCTTTTGATCGAAATATGATCGGTTCTAAACAATTTGAAACATTGCAGGAATGCAAAAAGTTTCTTGATGAATTTACCGAACAAAAAATGCCGATGGACGAGTGGCTGATTCTCGGTAAGATTCTCGAAGTGTCGCCTGACGGCAACATTCAGAAAATTGATGTTGACATGGAATCGTTTCTCTGATATACTTTCAATCATGAAATCGACATTGGAGAAGATGATGGCGGCATTTGATGACTTTGATGATATCACCTGCGAGGAAGATTCCGGTTACCTTGCATACCAAGCCGAACTTGAATACCGCGAGTGGCTTGAGAGTGGCGCTTGGATTGATGATGTAAATGCTGAACTCCGTGAAATTGCGGATGCCGAACGGGAAGCCGAAGTAAGTGAGTGCTTACTAACTTATGACGATTTCGGCTCGATTCGTAGGTTTGGGGACTGAAAGCGGCTATGGAAGACCGGTTTTCCAGGCTTTTGGGCGGCTTTTGGGGGTGGGGTGCTACTCTGATATGACCCTCATACGGAAAACCGCCCTAAACCGCCCCCTAAGTTGCTGTTTTTGTTGCAAAAATACAACAAAAATAGTTGAAAAAAAGTTGAAAAAACCCTTGACAATACCCACCACCTGAGGTATACTATCCTTGTTGAGTGAGAAAAGAGGTGTGAAATGTTGACGATTTTGATGATTCTAGTTGGTGTGTTCTCTGCGATGGTGCTGTTCGGCGCCGCTGTTAGTGACTCCGTTACCACTCTCGGTTAATTGAAAGGATATTTGTCATGGCTTATATGAATCAAGAAAAGAAAGCGAAGATTGCGGCTCTGTTGAAACCCATCATGGCTAAGTATGGCGTGAAAGGTTCTCTGTCCGTCAATAATCATTCCACAATCGTGTTGACCGTGAAGTCTGGTTCAATCGATTTTGTTGAAAATTATATCAAGACCGATGCGGAGAAGCCCTACGCAAATCATTTTTCCGAAGATCAAGTTGCATACATTCGGAAAAATCAATCGGTTGATGTAAATCCTTATTGGTTTCAGGACCATTTTACCGGCAAGGCTAAGACGTTTTTGACAGAAGCCTTCCGTGCGTTAAAGGGTGCTGATTGGTATGACGAAAGTGATGCGATGGTTGATTATTTCAACACCGCTTACTACGTTAGTGTGAACATTGGCAAGTGGAACAAGCCTTACATGCTTACCGCTTGACATTGTGTTGGTATTGTGTTATCATTGTTTTGTTGGTTAATTATCTCTGAAAGGAAATTTTATTATGAGTAAATCTCTGCAATATGTTAAAGTGTTTGAAGCCCTGCAAAATGCAAAGGGTCCCGTTTCTGTTTCGACCATTAAAGGTCTAAGCGGAATTATTCCGACTCGACTTTCCACTTATCTGTGGGAGATCAAGAAAAATACTGGCTTCGAAGTTGTTGCCGTTCGTGATGGTCGCGCCGTTGTATCGTATGAACTTGTTGGTTCTGGTACTGCGCCTGTTGCAAAGGCTACTGCTTCCAAGGTCGCCAAGGCTAAGTCAGTAAAGACAGTTTCTACCCCTAAGGCTACTAAGGCTATTACTCCCAAGGTTGCTAAAGCAACCAAGACTGTAAAGCCTGCGGTTGATATTGATGCGGACGAACGTTCAATGAAGGCTGGTCCTGTTGATGTTCTTGATGCTATCGATACCGATATCACCGATTTTGAAGATCGTTCGTATGCAAGCGCATATGTGCGTGGAGTTGCCTAATAAGGAAATTGAAATGGATATACTAGATGAAAGTCTAGTTAGGGAAATAGAGAAGTTTATTTTCGAAGCGTGGGACATGGATTTGACTGGCGCGGATGCAATTAATTATGTTTGTGCGATGACGCGCCAGCCTTCTTTTCATGTTGAACCTGTAATGAATGACTTGATTAATAGGATGTCTGATGTTTGACAAATTGAAAAATATTATGTTTTCTCTAGCCCCCTTTATGGAGAGCATTGCATTTGCTCTCCTTGCTATTACCGTTCTTTTTGTGTTCACGGTGAGTCTTACATGGTAACTTTATATCTTGACATGGATGGTGTTCTTTGCGATTTTGATTCTCATTGGATCAGCCTCTTTGGTCGGACTCCACTACAGTCTCGCGATAAAAAAGAATTTAGCGATGACTGGAAAAGTTTCATATGGAATCACCATTTTGAAAAACTGCCTTGGCATCCAAATGGAAAAGAACTACTAGAATTTGTGCGTTCAATTCCAAACTTGCATATTGAAATGCTAACCTCCTCTGGTGGTGAAAAGTTTCACCTTAGTGTGCGAGAACAAAAACTTGTTTGGCTGAAAAAGAATGATATTCATTATCTACCGAACGTTGTTCCTGGTCGTAGGCTAAAGTCTTCATATGCAAACGCAAATACAATTCTCATTGACGATACGTTTGATGTGATTGAAGCGTTCAACAAGGCTGGCGGCACTGGCATTCATCATGTAAACATTGAAGATACCAAACGCCAATTATTGGATGCCGTTGCAATAGTGTCATGAAAACATATCGGCGTTATTACTTACAACAAGCCACTCGGCAAATCCGAGTGGCTTTGACAATGATATGGCATGGTGTTATAATGAACAAAGGTCATCATTCTGAATGGAATAAAAAATGAGCGGTGGACATTTTAACATTACATTTTAAGTTTTTGAAAGAGATCGAAGATGCTGACGGTACGAAGTGAAGTTTTATTTGATGCAACAAACAGAAAACATCGAAAAGCGTATGATCAATACCTGAGAAACAATCGGTCATGGCACGGATGTGAATACAGATTCCGTGCGCCACACTACGGAATTGTTGTTGGTTATATTGAACGAAGACTGCTAGAATACTATACGAATAAAGAGTTTGGTAAGAAGCAAGTTTCTGAGGAAATGTTATGATATTTGCCGCACTCAACATATTCTTTTCCTGGTGGGCATGGAAGTCTTCTATTACTGCATTTGAAGACAAGCGAAATGTTCTTGGCTGGTTCATGATATTTGTTAGTGCAATAAACTTTGCTGGCGCAATGGTTCAACTTGGATTTTAAATGAATATATTTTATCTTGACAACAACCCAAAGGCTTGTGCGGAAATGCATTGCGACAAGCACGTTGTAAAAATGATCATCGAATATGCACAACTTATGTCTACTGCACATAGGTTGCTTGATGGTGTTCAAGATATAGAAAAGCGATATGTTGCAGGTTCTCTACCTGCACGTTGGCGTCACCTCAAAGTCTGGCGTCATCCCGATGAAAAATTCAATACAGGTCTAATGCGGGCATCCCATATCAATCATCCATCAAACATTTGGGTTCGTGCAAGCAAAGAGAATTATACTTGGCTTCTGAAAATGTGGCTACATCTGTTAGCCGAATATACTCATCGTTATGGTAAGCGCCACGCATGTGAGAAGTATATTGATGTTTTGTATGTTCCACCAAAAAATATTCCCATTGGAACATTCACCGAACCAACGCCAGCAATGCCAGATGAATGTAAAATTGCAGGCGATTCCGTAGCGTCCTATCATAAATACTACATAGATAAGAAAGTAAGTTTCGCGAAATGGACAAAACGCGAAATTCCCAATTGGTTTACTGAAGGACTTGAAGAACATGCCGACTTATACATTTCATAATAAAGAAACTGGCGAGACATACGATAAAATAATGAGCATTAGTGCGAGGGAAGAATTCTTGAAAGACAACCCTCAATATGAGACTTTGATTACGGGCGCTCCATCAATTGGTGATCCAATTCGTCTAGGAATAAGGAAGCCCGATAACGGCTTCCGTGAAGTTCTTGCAAAAGCAAAGGAAGCACATCCAAGGGGAAATGTTAATACATTCTGAGATGGGGCTGTGTAAACCAACAAAAGGAAACTTACATGGCTAGAAAATCTGCGGCTCTGTTAAAAGAACCAGCAAATACAGAACATCATCATGAATCTAGTGATAGAACTGCAAAATTAAAATCCATAAACAATAGCCTAAAGGTCAGGATAGACGATTTAAAAACATTCGCGCCTCTTACGTCAAATCAAAAATCATTCTTTGACGCATACAAAAGAGGAGATTATTTTATAGCATTACATGGAGTTGCAGGAACAGGTAAAACATTTTGCGCCTTATACAAAGCACTTGAAGAAGTTTTAGACAAATCAAATCCATTCAACAAAATTATTATTGTTCGTTCCGCTGTACCGTCAAGAGAAGTTGGACACTTACCTGGTGATCTAGATGAAAAGACTGAAATCTATCGCCAACCCTATCAACAAATTTGTCATACGTTATTTGGTCGACCCGATGCATACCAAAGATTAGAAGAACAAGGATTCATCGAATTCATCTCCACATCATTCATTCGTGGTATGAGTTTCGATGATGCAATCATTATCGTTGATGAAATGCAAAACCTAACATACGAAGAAATCGACACCGTTATGACTCGCGTTGGTTATCGTTCCAAGATTATTTGGTGCGGTGATTACCGCCAGACAGACTTAAACAAAAAGAAAAACGACATGAGTGGCATTCTCAAATTCTTTGACATTGCACAACACATGAATGCATTCACGCGAATTGAGTTTACTGTGGATGACATTGTGCGTTCTTCTTTAGTGAAAGACTATATTCTAGCAAAACTTCAATACGAAGACATTATGGAGACTGCTAAATAAAAATATGATAAACAAATAGGAATATGCAAAGTGAATTTCAAACATGTAGGTTGCGACATTGACTATGATCTTGAGACTGTAACAGTAAACGGCAAGAGATTTTATAAAACACCTGAGGGGTTACTATACCCCTCAGTTACCACTATTACTTCCCAACACGGCAAGGATAAAATTCTTGAGTGGCGAAAGCGTGTCGGTGAAGAAGAAGCAAACCGAGTGTCTGCCAGAGCATCTGGTCGGGGCACCAGAGTGCATAAACTTTGTGAAAATTATCTGAACAATGAAGATGACTTTGCACGAAATACTATGCCTGATGCTCTTGTTATGTTTAAGTCTATTCAGCCAATTCTAGATCAGTATGTAAACAATATTCATGCGCTAGAAATTCCACTTTATTCCAATCATCTTAAAGTTGCAGGTCGTGTAGACTGTATTGCAGAATTTGATGGCAAGATATCCATCATCGATTTTAAGACAGCAAGCAAACCAAAAGAAGCAAAATGGATTCTCAATTACTTCATGCAATGTGCCGCTTATGCAGTCATGTATGAAGAACGAACAGGCGTATCTGTTCCTAGAATCGTCATTGTAATTGCCGTTGATAGCGAAGAACCTCAAATCTTTGTGAAAAAACGTGATGAATACATTGGCGAGTTTATTAAGTATCGCGAAATCTATGAGGAGGTAAAAGATGAGTAACATGTATGTTGACGTTGCCACATTCATAGCCGCATGTGAACAACACCGCACCGAAGCAAATCGACATTTATATCAGAAGTTGATTGTTGAAGAGTTTTGGGAATTCATGGATGGCTACAAGAAAGCAGACAAAATAGAAGAACTTGATGCGTGTATGGACATGATTTGGGTGATTCTTGGTTATTGCCATATGCGAGGTTTCGATGTGAACGGAGCATGGCATGAAGTTGCGCGAAGCAATCTAGACAAGATTGATCGTAAGACAATGAAGGTAATCAAAAATGAACTCGGTAAGGTTATGAAACCTGAAGGGTGGCGCCCACCTGAACTTGACAGATTTGCAAAATAAAAGTATAATAAATAGATGCTATGGTTGTATGAAGCAACTAGAAACGTATTCTGGACGGCGGTTCGATTCCGCCCATCTCCACCAAAAGAAAATTTATGAAATCATTGTTAGAAATAGGTAAATGGTTAGATGATGATAAAGATTATCAGATATCTACCGAAAAAGAATACAATGAGTTTGTGAAGAAAAGGAATTATAAGTTTTCTTCTGATGGGGATGCACTTGGTTTCGACAGGGTAAAGAGTATCGAAGTGGACAACTCGACACAGATAGTCGTTAAAAGTAAAACAAAGTAAATGCAAACGATGAAAGATTTGCACTGGCAGCCTAAACGCTGACCGGAGTTTTGCTAGTTGAACTTGGCAACAGAATCAACTAGCACCAATTCAAAGGATATAATATGAGTGACTATAATTACGAAGACTATGAACGTTGTTTGATGCATCTATTGAGCACCATGTGGCGTGATCCTGATTGTCTTGAAATTGGTGAGAATATTTCTGATGTTTCCGAAGTGAAAATTATCTTTGATGGCTATGGTTATAGCGAAGAAACTGACGAACAAGATGATAAAAATCTAGAATCTTACGCAATCTTTATTCACAAAGATTCGCTCACAGAAAATTTTGATTTTCCCGAACACGATTTGACTCCTTGGTGTCTCATACATAGACCTAAGGAAGAAGTTTGTATTTACGCATGGCATGATGTTGCAGAAGATACGTGGGACTTCTCAATGCTAGAAGAACTTGTAGAGAATACTGCAATGAAAGAAGAAGATGTAATGCGTATTCTTTTAGGACTTGAGGAGAAATATTTTGCAGAGTAAACAAGAACTTGAACATTGGTATAAGAATCCTGATCCGTGGGCATACAAAACAACAAAGGATGATATCGAACGTAGAGATAAACTGTATGAAATTCTCAAACCATATAGTCCGTTTGATCGTGCTTTAGATATTGGATGTGGTGAAGGATTTGTTACTGAATTCTTGCCTGCCGTTACATTACACGGGATTGAAATTTCCGATCAAGCCGCATCTAGATTCCCACCAAACGTAAAGCGTGTGCATGAACCAGACGGAAAATATGATTTGGTAATGACAACTGGAACAATGTATCAACAGTATGATCATCAAAAAATTTATGATTGGATCATGCAATCGTCAGCACGAATTATTTTAGTTGCAGGTATTAAAGACTGGTTGCTTCCATACAAGTATGGTAAAATTTTGCACCGAGAAGAATTTACATATAGAGAATACGTTCAACAAGTTACAATCTATGAATATCTCGGCGAGAATCCAATAGATGGTTTTAGGAAAATAGAACTAGAATGAAATTAGCACACAACATTGGAACTCACAAACATCCAAACTATCATACGCGAGAACAAATTATCGCATGTGATGATTCAATTGGATTTGACGGCATCTATCAAAACGTATATGATAATCAGGATGTGCTAGTCAACAAGTCTGGCATCATGTTTGTGATGGGTGACTTTTTGGGAAAAGATAATACGTTTGATCTAGCGCATGTGCCCGCGCTAGAGAAGTATTGCACACTTGAACAGGTGCAAGAACTTTGCGGCAAGTATGATTTTGAACTTGGTTGGCACACATGGTCGCATCGTGACTTATGTAATCTTTCAGACGAAGAGATTCGCAGAGAAGTTACCTCACCATTCCCATGCAAATACTTTGCATATCCTTATGGAACATTCAATGAAAGAGTTGTTCGTATTGTCAAAGAAGCAGGATATGAAAAAGCATATAGCGTCACACAAGGAACATTGAATATCAATGTTCCTGACTATCAATTTAAAATTCATCGTAACTACGTGTCATGGATTTAAAAAAAGAATACGAAGAAAAAGGTATCATTGTCATACCCAATGTTTTTACTACAGAAGAATGTGATGAAATTAAACGACAAGCATATTCTGTAACCGATCAGCAAATCAAAGATGCTGGTTATCGCTATTCGCCAAGTGAAATGTCGTATGGAAAAAAAGAACTTATTTTCTTTCCTGCACTCGCAAATGACTATCTGAATAACATCCGCACCGATTCTCGAATGGTAAATCTTGTTCGCGAATTCATTGGTGATGATGTAAAGCAAATCAACAATCAAGTTTATTTTAGAGAAGCCGGTAGCAATGATCAATTCGCTTGGCACCGTGACACAATGTTTCGTGAAGAAAGAAACTTTAAAGATGATGTTGTTGATGATTACTTTCAAACAATCATTGCTGTAGATGATATCACCCTTGACAATGGCGCAGTAGAATTTATCGAAGGTTCTCACAAGTGGGAATACTGGCCTACGCCAAGAAATCTACGTACCTTTACTCGCGGCGAACTTGAAGGCACAAAGTATATCGCGCCAAAAGGTTCTGTTTTGATTTGGACTGTTACAATCATTCATGGTAGTGAACCGAATCAATCGAATGCGGATCGTATGACATACATGAACGGATTCTGCCGTTCTAAGTCTGCACTCGCATATCCAGATTACTTGATAAACGGCGAAGTTGTTAAACACATGAATTCAAAATTAATCCCATGATAACTGTTGTAATTTGCTCATACAAGTATGGACACCTAGCGTCACATTGCATCGAATCAATTCTCAGTCAGACAAAGAAGCCTGAACGAATTTTATTTGTTGACGATGCGGCAGGAGATTGTTCTCATCTACCAGAACTTTATCCTGAGGTAGAATTCATATTGCGAGATAAAAATCTCGGTACAGTTAATAATTTCCAAGACATGCTAATGCGTGTCAAATCGGAATATGTCATGTTTCTTGGTGCAGATAATTGGTTGAGGTCTGATGCAATAGACTTGCTTTCCAACACTAAAACTGATATAATAACTTATGATATCGTAGTAACAGGTGAACTTAAAAACGAAATTAGGAATAGACATCCTAATGAAATTGTAGATCACCAAGGTGATATCTATTGGCAACGTAAAGGGCATCATGGCTCTATGTTGTATAGAACAAAACTAGGACAAGAAGTTGGATACAAGCGTTTAGGCAATACTCAGCACACACAAGAAGATTGGAATATGTGGAATCAAATGATTGCAAAAGGTGCAACAGTTGCATATCTCAATCAAGGGCTGTTATTTTACCGAAGACACCGCGAAAACTTTTTAAAATACTAAATAAAAAACCTGTCGCTTTTGGCAGGCACTCATAACACACACACAAGGAGAAAACTATGAGTAAAAGCCCCTATGAGATTCGACTAGAATTGCTTAAAATGGCTCAGGATCAACTGACTCAGAGATATTACACAGATTTGAATGTCAAGCAAACGAATTCTCAGATGAAAAACGAACCTCTTACTGAGGTGCCTGCGTTTCCTACTACGCAGGAAATTCTAAAAGAAGCAGAAACCTTTAAAACTTTTGTTGATAAGGCTTAAACTTCGTTAGAATAGGTGCCGCCGCAATGGTGGCACCTTTTAATTCAAGAAAGGAGAAAATATGAGAACCTTGAATTTTGTAAAGGTTGCAGTATTTGCACTCACAATCGGAATTGCAATTTTTATAGGAACAAATCTTTACGGCAAAACGCCTGAAGTTCACACAAGATACACACCTCTTGTTCCTGCGATAGAAAAAGTAAGCAAAATCGATGAGTATTGGTTAGCACTTAACCTGTATTATGAAGCCGGATCGGAACCCCGAATTGGTAAGATTGCAGTTGGTATCGTCACATTGAATCGAATGAAAGATTCGAGATATCCAAAAACAATCAAAGATGTTGTAACGGAACCGAATCAGTTTTCGTGGTACAACGATAAAATTGTCAGAACACCTGCTAACAGTAAAACGTGGCAAGATTGTTTAGAAATTTCAAGAATGCTCTTGACAAGAGGCGCTAATAATGATATCATAACAATGTTAGAGGGCGCAACACACTTTCATACAGTTCATGTGAAACCTGCATGGGCTGTAACGAAAGTTAAAATCGTTCAAATTGGTGACCACATTTTTTATAGGTATGACGATAATGTTCGAAAAATTAAAATCTAAGATTGAAATGAAGTATAGTGGGAGGAAGGCTCTTCCTCCTCATTACTACGCAACGCATAGCGACTTGAGTAATCCTAAATTGAGAAGTGCAAAACCTGGCGAGTTTGTCAGTAAGTTAGGATACTACAAGTCAGGTAAAATTCTTTCAGTTAGATACTATGAATCTTAAAATTCTCACACAAAAAGAATTCGAAGTAGAGATTAAGAAAATCGTCAAAGATAAACAGCCAATTACATTTTTAGATGCGATTCTTCTTTTCTGCGAACAAAAAGGACTTGAAGTAGAGACTGCGGCTTCTCTTATTTCACCAAAGATGAAAGCAGTCATCGAAGGTGAATCTATTAAAGCAAGACTCATACCAAACACGAAAGCGCGATTGCCACTTGAAGATTAATCATGGACGCATTTGATGCATACAAAATTTATACCGCGATCAAAAATCATTTTGTGCTTGACAGTTACGACTATTTCAAGTATAATAAGAAAATCAATCTGAGTTATGATTCTTTCCTAAAGCGCAAAGACAAAATATTTTTTGCAAAGTTGGGCAATAAGAAAGACAAATACTTAGAAGAGTTTTTAGTTGCAAATTTTTTACACGACCCTAAGATTTGGGTAGGTGAACTTCTATCAGAAGAATGTGAATCGAAATATAATGAATGGAGAAAAAGGCAAGAGTCATTGGGATACATTTTCAAAAACGAAATGTCTTTCATCGAAGGTTGGGATGCAGATGAATTGAATGTGTGGTTTAGCACCACTAAAGGCGAACACCCAAAAATCATTCAGATGTATCTACGCAAAGAAATCAGCCTTGAGACACTTACAATTTTGAATTCAATACTATCTTTTACCAAACGTTATGATAAAGAAATCACCGATCCAATCTACAAAGAGGTAAGTAAAATATGCAACAAATACCAGCCCTTCTTAAAGTTCGACACTCAAAGAGCAAAAAAGTCTCTGAGAGAACTGGTGGTGAATTAAAGACTCGACAGGTTAGGCGACAAAAAATTTGTTGGCTAGTCATGTCAAAAAAGGATCAAGATAGACTATATACTATAGTAGATCATGATAATGTGGACAAGTAAACATACGTTAATATACATTTTATATAAGGAAATACATATGGCAAACTCATTTGCAGACCTCAAGCGTTCCGGTAACAAAGACCTCGAACGACTCTCACAGGAGATTAACAAACTCTCCGACAAGCCAGAAGGTAAGAAGTCTTATGAAGACACTCGATTCTGGAAACCTACAGTAGACAAAGTTGGTAATGGTTCAGCAACCATTCGCTTTCTTCCTGCTCCAGCAAGCGAAGATGTTCCGTGGGTTCAAATCTTCTCACACTCTTTCCAAGGTCCTGGTGGCTGGTACATCGAAAACTCGTTGACTACTATCAACAAGAAAGACCCTGTTTCAGAACACAATACTGTTCTTTGGAATTCTGGTGTAGAAGCAAATAAAGAAGTCGCACGTAAGCAAAAGCGTAAGTTGCAATACATTGCAAACATTTACGTTGTGCGCGATCCTGGCAATCCCGATAATGAAGGTAAAGTCTTCTTGTTCAAGTTTGGAAAGAAAATTTTCGACAAGATCAATGAAGCAATGAATCCTGAGTTTGAGGATGAAAGCCCTGTAAATCCCTTTCACCTTTGGGAAGGTGCGAACTTCAAGTTGAAGATTCGTAAAGTAGAAGGTTATACAAACTACGATAAGTCCGAGTTTGAATCTTCAGCACCTCTGTCACAAGATGATGATGACCTTGAAAAGATTTGGAAGAGCGAGTATGCTCTGTCTGAATTCTTGAGTGAAACTAACTTTAAGTCTTATGATGAACTCAAGGCACGTTTGAATAAGGTGCTTGGTATTGATGGTGGTGATACAGTTGCAGTTGCAAAACCTAATCCTCCTGCAACACCAAAAGCAGAATCTAAGCCTAAGTCAACAGTTGAATCTGGAAAGCCTTGGGCTGACGATGATGAAGATGTAAGTTACTTTGAGAAGTTAGCCGAAGATTAAAAGTCTTCAGTCTCCTTTGTAGTAAGTTTGGGGAAGCAGAAATGCTTCCCCTTTTTTTATACTCTCATTGGCATTGAAGTATTCACACCAGCACGACCATAAACATCACCGCTTGTGCTTGTGTTTAGATATGTCGTATTGACTGTAGAACCTTCAATATTCTTAGTAGAGTTATCTGTAACAACACTTACATTTCCTGTACCGCCTGCACCACCAGTTGTTCTTGCTGCCGATGGAGTGATATTAACTGACGTTGTTGTTCCTGAAGTTGGTGTTAAGGAATTTCCAGATGTTGTTGATGTATTTGTTGTTACAGACAATCCAGCGGCTGTAGTTCCTCTTATTGTTCTTCCTGCATCTTGTCCTAAAATATAACTTTGTGCAGAACGTCTTGTGGTATCTCCAAATTGATACTCTCTACCATCTATTGCATACTTACCATATTTAAGATTTGCAATTAATCCACCCGCAAGTTGTCCCGCAGATTTGTTGGATACAAGTTTGTAGCCTTCGTCAATTTTCTTTAAATACTCTGGGTCTTGAGATGATGCTTTATACACATCCTTGATCTTTCGCATAATTTCAAGCATGTAGAATGATGCATTCTTTTTCTCTTCCATCTTCATGTCTAATACCCACCCATCACCAATCACGCCGCCTGAATATGATGCAGGTAATGCCATTCTTAATTCATTATTTTGCAAAGAAATGTAAACGGCAACAAAGGGAGGATTTGATTTTGTTGCTTGATAAATTGACATTGCAGTATTAAATGCAACGTTTAAGAATGCGTCAACAAGTGCTTTTTGTCCATCAGTTGGATTATTTTCTTCTCGAACTGTTGTCTTCTTTGCAATGTCTTTCTCGGACATTACAAGAACTTTATCTACAATTTTTGGTGGAGGTGCTCTCTTTTTACCTTTACCCAAGACGCTACCAACCACGGAACCGATAAAGCCACCGATTGGACCACCAATCGCAGTACCAATGTATGTCAGAGCCGCTGTAGTAGCCGCACCTTTTACGTTACCTTGGAACAATTGTGTGATGGCTGCGGCATAAGGTAATGCTTGTCCTACTGCATATCCAGCAGTACCTACTGCACCCAATGCATTACCTGCGGCCGCCATAGAGGGATAATTCATAGCCGCGAAGAAATTGGATGTTCCCGCGAATCCCATATTAGCAAATGTATTTGCCGCAAATCCTGATAACCCTAATCCTCCTGCGGTATTACCAGTCATGCTGTTCATGAATGCGCCGCCAAGCCCTGTGAATCCTCCTGCCGCGCTGAATGCTGAAGGTAAACTCATCATACCTGCGGCACCGGTACTACCAATACCCATTGCTGTCAGTAATGAACCTCCAGTTGCACCAGCGGCAGCCCCACCAGCGGCAGGTCCACCTAGAACCGATGGGAACATACTTTGCGCGCCTCTTTGAATGCCGAAGTTTGCAATCGCTCTCAAATAAGGATTCTTAATCTTGGATGTAAGTTTGTTCGCAACAAAAGAAACAGCCATGTTTCCTAGGAACGATGTGAAATCTCCACCAAAACTTCCGCCCATGCTTCCGCCTCCGCTTGCGCGAGGCTGTGTATTAATTGCATGAACAATCTGCTGTGTCTGATTCTCCATGCCTGCTTGGTTGTTTTGATCGGCTTGTGAAGTTATAGATACGTTTTGTTGAGTGCTTGTATTCATTGCATTCAACGACATACGCTGACCAGAAGCCGTTAAATCATAATTTTGTTTTCCTAACTGATAGGTGCTAGAAATATCAGAGGCAACATCCGAACCAACAAGACCATATCTATTTGTTGAGGTTAGAGATAGATCCGGTGTTCCTTGTGCAATAGAATATCTACTTTGTGCCGCAGGATTAAAGTCAGGTGTTCTCATTCCATAACTAGGAGCCGCACCAAATGGACCACCCATTGCACTATCAATGCCTCTTGTCGCAAAGCCTGTCAATCCACTTAACATTTGCGATTTAAACTTCTCATCATCTGACGCAAACTCACCTGCGTTGACAACTGATACTAGTAGAACTCCATTGAGAGTTTGTGCGCCTTCAGTCAGTAAGTTATTTGACTTACCAACCATTGTTGTCATCTGAGAAGTTCTAAGTGTTTGTGCCGCTTCTCTTCTATAGATACCACCATAACCACCAGCCGCAATATTACGCATTGACTGATCGGTACCGGCTTGGTCTGGAGTGAACAATCTACCCGTGACAGGGTCTCTCATTTGCTGAGGCGCTGTTCTATCTTCCCAACCAAAAATTCCTCTAACTGCATCAGTTGATCTTGCGGCAAAGACTTCAGCCATGTAGCCAATGCCTTCGGCTGCCGATCTAAATCCGTATGATTGTGCAATTGTTTCTGGTCCAGACGCAATGCCTGTTAAACCATAAAGCAATTGCTCCATTGCAATTTGTTTATTGCCTTTTGCTAGATTACCTAGAATCTGTCCAGTAATTGCATTCGCAGATTTTGCATCGCGCCCACTAACACCAGTGAACAGGCTTTGTCCAATTCCAACTGCCATGCTGTTGAGATATGCTTTACCCAACTGAGATACTGCTGGCGCAAGCATACGACCATATTCTTTACCTATGATCTTTTCAAGTCCTTTTGCGACCTTCTTATCAAGGTCAAGCATTCTACCTAATTGATTACCTGCGTAACCAACTCGCATTGCTTCTTGTGCAGATACAGGTGTGCCGCCTGGTGCATAGCCAACCGACTTTAAGAAGTTTGTGCCAAAGTCTTTAAATGCTTTTGTGAGTGTTCTGTCAAATGCATTTAAGAAACCTTGCTGTGCTTTCTTTAGATATTGATCTGCCTCTTCTTCTGGAGATAGAATTCGTCTTGTAGGACGCTCTCTACGTAAGAAGTTACGTGCGGCTAGTCTAGAACTTACAGAAAGTCCTTTTGTTTCTTTTTCTACCTTACCTTGAGATTTTTCAATCTTGGCAAGTCTTTGATTTGCTTCTTCGTCAACAACAGGAAGAGGTGCGTTTGCTGTAGTAACAGATGTGCCGCTTGTTGATGCTACAGAAATTCCTCTTGTCGCTGGTGCGTTTGCTGTAGTGACTGATCTTTGTGCTAAAAACGCATCAACTGCGCGATTGCCAGTTCTTACTGGTGCATCAGGAACATTAATTCCTGGTCTGTTAACTCTTCGTCCTGTTACCGTAACTGAAGGTAATTGTGCGGGAGGCTCGCGTTGCATTGTTGCAAGTTTGGCCGCGGCCGCTTCATACGAAGTTTTAATGTTTTCTCTTGCTAAAGGACTTGTGTTTGGATCATTCGATGCTCTAGCGAATGCCGCACCCAACTGCTGAGTGAGTTGTAGTTGTGCGTTATAGTCAGAGCCTTCAACCGGACTTGAAGGTGTCGATGCGGCTGCGGCACGTCCACTTGAAGTGCCTAACTGTCTTTTGGCTTGGTCAATTTTTCTTCTTGCCCATGCTTTTAAATCTGCAACAGTTTTTACTTTAGAAAATACTGCCGGATTTGCATCTCTTTGATCTTTAGCAACAACGTCTGTAAGCAATGCAGTATCAGGTGCCCTTAAAACTCTTGTAGCACCACCAGCACCTAAAAAGTGTGCTAAGTAAATTGAAACATCATCAATTGGAATTTGTCTTGATTGTAATGTTCTAACGTTTGTTTCTGTTAGTTTAGCCATCGCCGCACGTTGAAGTGCAGGACTTGCTTTATAATCATCAAAAGTTTTTCCATAAAGGGCATCACCAGGTTTGGCTTGCGCCACAAGTCCATTAAATGTTCTAGGAACAAATTGTCCTAACCCATATGCTCTACTTGTAGTTGCGGCAGCATTAGTGCGACCTCCAGATTCTACTTGAATAATTAAATCATTAATATTCTGACTTGCGCCAGATGGCAAATTAGCAGGAGGAGGTACTGTATTTGGGGTAATTGCTGGAGATGATCCAGGTCCGCCAGGATTTGATTGTCTTGCTCCGGTTCTTCCTGCACGATTTTCTAAGTCATATCTACCTTGCGCGTAAGGAGTTGGTCTTTGATATCTTGCTCTTCTAAGTCTTGTTGCCGCTTCAATTCTTGCTCTACGTTCATCTCCACCAGACAAGAATCTAGTTAAGAATGAACGGGATAATGCTCTTTGTCTGTCTTGAGGTGTTACATCTAAGTCACCACCAGGAGGACCTGCGAAATAATCGTAAATGTCAGGCGCAAAACTTAGTCCAGTTAATCCAGCACCTATAGCCGCAGTCCATGGAGTAAACTTTGGCATGAATCTTCCTACCATGCCTGCGCCTCGACCTAATACACCTAAACCTCTTCTCAATAGTCCAGGCGGTCTTCTAGCAAATCGACCTGTTTTCGGATCGCGATATGTTGGTCCGCGAGGACCACCACCACCACGACCTCCGCGTCCACCACCAGCAACAACCCCGCCGGTTCTTAATGACTTAATTCCTTTATACGCGCCATAACCACCCAAGGCTCCACCTAAAATTTCTCCTAGATTTCCTCCGATTGCTCCTAGAATAGAATCAAAAATGCCTCCGCCAGAAGCATTGGCACCGGCCGCAGGTGATCCTGAACCTCCAGCACCACCACCCATCTTCTCAAGTGCGCGAAGAAGTTTTCGATTGAAATCTGCTTTTTCTCTTGCATCTTCTTCTGCAAATTGTTCAGTTCTTTTTCCCGATTGAATCTGTTGTCCCATCATTTGACGTTGAGACTGAACGTTTGCATTAATTGCGCGTAGTTGGCGCGCCATGTCAAGACTAATTACATTATTTGTTGCTTGTTGTCGAACAAGGTTTTCTGTTGCGGCTGTTTGTCGTTTACCAACTTCTTTTGATTTTACATCTTCAATCTTTGCGGCTCGACCACGCACATCTTTAGCAAAAACCATGCCGGCAGAAAGCGCAGGCAATTCTCGCATTGCCGCATATTTCATGCCTTGCGCTAAACCTTTTAGGCTTCCTACTGCACTTTCTTTTGCAATGTCTCCGAGTGCTTGTGCGTAACTTCCTATTTGAGCCATTTTATGCCTTGCCTTTTATGTGCAACATTATCGTTTCCTACCTTGTGCCGCTTGTTGTTCTTGTAATCTTTGGTTTTCTTCAGTCACATGCTGAGAAAGCATCATAAGGTAGATTTCACGTTCAAATGGCATCATATTTTCAATATCAGTCAGGCTATATTTATGATGCTGTACCAATGCGAAGTTTGTCTGGTAAAAGTTCTTAAGACTCTCCTGTCCGATTAGAATACGAAAAAACTTGTCAAACCCTCCAGTGTGATTTCATCATCGCATCCACACTTAGAACATTTCCATTTAACAGTATGCTTTAGTTTTGGCATAGTTTCGAAAAACTTACCACACTTTGCAAATTGATCTTGCGTCATTGAATCAATGAACTCTTGAAGTTCTTGCTTTGTGTAATCTTCTTTTTTGTATACGTTTTCGTTGTCGAAAATATATTCAATTGAAGCAAACATTGCGTCTGCGGCAATATCAAGTTGACTTCTATCTTCACTATTATCAAACGCATCAAGATCAGGAGTTGGGTATTTGAATTTAATTCCAAGTCCAGACTTCTCATCTAAAATGAATTTGTCTTCGTGTTCAATTGTCTTGACAACTTCAACGTCCATCAGGTTAACTTTATGCATTGTTATTGCATCACATTCTTCACCTTTACTGTTCATGCCAGTTGAGTGTCTCATGTTTAATTCAACAAGTTCGCCGATTGATTTTGCGCGAAGTTTCAAGAAAATATATTCGAGATCAAATGTTGGTAGTTTTTCAACATCAACATCTTCACTCAATACGCAATTCGAAACAATCTGTCTCATTGCGATTACTGTCTCTTTAATGCTTTCGCCTTCAAGCGCAAGCAAAAGAATTTTTTGTTCTTTAACTAAGAACGGTCTGTATTTTACTGGTTGACCTGTAGAAGGTAACATCAACTCAAATAAAGGTACATCAATTTTAGGTAGTGCCATAGTTTTTCTCCATTGTTAAAATCATCTTGGTTCTGTAATGTCTTCGTTTCCGAAGGTATAATATCTATAATTCAAAGTTACTCCGAATCTCTGATAAGTGTTTCCTTCTTCCCATGTTGCATTCATAGCAGTTAATGCGATTGGAAAAATGTCATGTAGTGTATAGAAAAATATCACTTCGCCTTGCGGATTTAGTTGACGAATTGTGAGTGAAGTTTTTCTTGCATAATCTTGATGATATGCAATCAATCCTGCATTTCCAGAAGTTTTCGATTGAGGTGTTGCGACAATACTTTCCATCCACAACTCAAAGAAAATTCTTTCAATCATATCTTCAGCGCAAATGATAGAAAGATTGATATCGTTATATGTTACATCATAGGGCAACTTAAGTGCAGGTCCGCCACCACCTACATCATCTGCTGTGGTGATTGTTCTTCCAGGAAACTCTGCTTGTTCGCATCGAAAAGAAAACGTATCCTTAATCTGAGGGATTGCTTGATTTGCATTGATTAACAGACTATCCGTACCATTCAATTCTGCATAGAAGAGATTTGGTCTTACAATTTTTGCGATTGAACTTTTAAATTCCGATAATTTTGCGATGTTAGACATTTATCGTCCTATTTTCTTTCGTGAGTCTTCCCATATTCTTCCTGTGTCAGACTTTCTAAACGATTCTGTTGGTAGAAACAAAGCAATATCCCACTCTGTTGCTGGTATTTCTAAAAATTGCGAACGAACATGATTTCTCAAATACTTCTTAATTGTTGGCTTAAAGAATCTATACTTAGAAGCACCTTGAAGAATTGAATACGAAACTTTCATTCGTGTCGTTGCATCATACTTTTTATTCGTTACATTGGGATATAATGCGTCCATTAACTTTGCTCGAAGAATAGGCGGCAAGTAATGAAAGTTGATACCTAAAAATCCATCCGCCTCAAAGCGAATTGGAAAAATCAAAGGAAATGTATCATAGTATGGCAGTTCTTTTTTCATTTTAGGATCATAGCGAAATGCATACATGAGTCCATACTCCATGTCTGATGTTTTTCTAGTCGCATCTGCGCGATTTAGAATTCGACTTGGTGTAATATTGCCAGTTACACTTCCCGCTTGGTCTCTAAACCAATCCCTCGCCGCCCTTGTTTTTGCGGGCACGATTCCTTGGCGAACGCCTTGCTGTAAAATTGTATCGAATATGGTTGTCATGCTTCTATTTATCTCAAATCTTTGTCAGTTATGATTTTAAATTCCCATTTTCTATCTTCACAGAACTCATTGGCAGCCTTCCATTTCGCTTGATTAACGCCCCATGTCGCAACTTCATTCAGAAACCTTCGTGTGGGCTTACCGTTTGGTGTATCTTTACGTTTTGGGGGTTGAGTTTGAATTTGAGGTTTGATTTCAATCAGCGCAGACTTAACTTCACCAGTATTTGTCTTATACTTGATGTAAAAGTCCACAAAATATCGATGCCAACGATTATCGATGGGCGATTTGTATGGAACAACTATCTCTTCAGATGACCACTCTAAAATTGAAGAATTCGTATCACAATAAACCATAAATTTTCGTTCAAGTAGACTGCGATAGATCACATTTGTTGGGTCGCCTTTATATTTTTGATAGTTTTTTGGCTTGAATCGACCTTTATAAGACATAAATAGATAAGATAAATTTTAGTTCACGAGGAAAACGAATGGCATTTGTTCTATACACAGAAAAGCCTAGCGGAGGTTATTATCCGACAAGCGATAACCTATATTTTGGTGTTGGTGAAAACGGCAATATTGATTCGGCTCACGCGCCATATGCTGTACCTGTAGCAAGATTTGAATTTTATAATAACAGAGGAGAACCTTTAGCAGATGCACCTGTTATTTATGTTCGCTTTAATAGTGGATTTGATTCAAACTTATCTCAAGGTTGGCAGTCAACGCAGGCGTTTGGTGCGTCATATGCCGGTCTTATGGGTGATGGGAATCCTGCACAAGAGTTCTTAGGACAATTCGGCTTAGGTATGAGTGTTATCGAAAGTGTGGGTAAGAGCGCATATGAAGCACTTACTCGACAAATTCTAAACGCAATGGTTGGGGTTACAGGTTTTGCCGCAAGTATGGGTGCCGGCGGCAAAACTCAAGCAGAATTTTTGATGCGTAGAATGGTCAATAACTTTCAGCAACTTGCGTATGCTGGTCCTGTTTTTAGAAGATTTCAGCCATCATTCATTATGCGTCCAACTTCAGAAGCAGAAGCAGAAGCAATGAATAAGATTGTTGCATCTTTTAGAGTTGCATCATCTCCTAAAACTGATATTGGTACAGATAAGATTTCAAGTTTAGGAAATACCGAACAAGAACTGATTGCGGGAAGCGCAACAGTAGAACAAAATAAAGATGAAACGGCTGAGGCGGCAGCGGCTAGACAACAGGCAGAGGCAGTAGATTCTGCCTCTGCTGATATTCTTGGTCTTGGAGAACAAGAAAAAGAATTTGGAACACCACTCACGTTTATCTATCCAGATATGGTTAAGTATTCAATATATCTTGTAGTAGGTGGAACAACCAATCTACTATTTGATTCGGAACTTTGCATGATTGAAAACGTATCTACAAACTACGGATCACAAAGTAAACTCGCATTTTTTGATGTGGGCGAAGGAAACAAGTATTATCCAACAGAAGTCACTCTTACTCTATCATTACAAGAGAGCGTTCTTGTTACGGCAGAAAGAGCGGCAGCCGATTATGCACAAGACCTAGTGATGTATTAATATGTCAGGATTTTTTTCAAAAGCACAAAAAACAATTTTCAAAGTTGATGACTTTGATTACGTTGAAGCCGTTGATCTGACTGCTGGATTTAAAGTCAGAGAATTTATTCAAAATGTATCAGGCATTTCTTATGTTCCTTATGTTGTTCAGGATGGTGAACGTCCCGACAACGTTGCAAATAAAGCATACGATGATCCAACTTTAGATTGGACAGTTTTAATTGCAAATAACATTCAGAACATTTATGACGAATGGCCTAAAGATTCTGAGACTTTCAAACAATACATTATTGAAAAGTATGGAAGTTTAGAAACGGCTATGGCAACTGTAAAATATTACTATGACGGATCGGGAAATATTATCAATTCTGCTGACTATGGGGTGTTGTCTTCCAACTCAGGAAAAAGAACTGAAACGGATTATCAATATGAAACTAGAGTGAATATCAACAAGTCTAAGATTCGTTTGTTCAGACCGTCAATAGCAAAATCAATGTCATCATTACTTAGAAACATTGACAGAAAACCTATCATATAAAAATGGCATCTAAAAAACTTGTCATAACTCCTCCTTCTGGTGGGGGAAAAAAGCCAACTGCATATACGTTGGAAAATCCTGAAGTTCCGATTTATGATAATCGAAACACACCGGAGCCTACCTTTGGCGCAGATGTTAGTGTTCGCGAAGTTTCCATGACTCTGAACAATGGCGCAAAAATTGACTTGCGCGGTTACTTTGAAAGTGTTATAATTGAAGAGAGTATGTTCAACACTAAAGTAAGCGGATCGGTAATTATCAATGACCTTATTGGAGCATTGGAAAAGTTTGAAATTCGCGGCGGAGAAAGACTTAATTTAAAAATATACAAGCCAGAGTCGGAAGACATTTTAATTTGGCGCGAAGATTTTATTATCAACAAAGTAAACAAACATGAAATTGATGTAACTAGCGGTAGTGGTAAATATCAATTGATGTTTACCTCAAATAGTTTTGTGCGTTCGATTAAAAAAACAATTTACAAGTCATTTAAAAACACACCTTTACTTTATGCGGTTCGTAGTTTATATTCAGAAATGTCTGCAAATGATTTGATGGTTGAGGATCCAGAAATTACTTTAACTGAACCTTTTATATGCACCGGTATACCACCGCACGTAGCAATCGATGCGTTAGCACAAAGATCATCAGGTCCATTAAAGTATTATGTTTTCTTTGAAAGATTTGTTCCTGTCACTGGTCAATATGTTTCTCCAAATGAAATTGGCGGAGGACAATCATTCTCAGGTTCTCATTATTTTGGTTCAGTTGAACAATTGATTGAATCTACCGATGAAACTGGAATTAAAGTTTTGACATTTGGAAATAAAACGGATGCTAACGTAGAGAAAGCGAATATCGTTCGTGTATCAAAACTTGTAAAAGAATCCAACTTCAATCACTTAGAATCTACTTTGTTGGGATTACATAAAACAAAATTTACATATCTTGATCTGAAAAATAGAACAACAACAAACAAAACGATTTCATATGGAGATAAAACATTCTTCGATGATGTGAGTGGAGATTTTTACAACAATTCGTTTCTCACACCTGAAAATAAGTTTTTTCAGGGTGGTTTATCGGAAACAGGAACTAGAAAACTTACAACCGCAAATAACTTTGGAACTAAGAAAAAAGAAGAATGGTTACCATACAATATTTTTGGTATGTTAACAAAGAATTATTTAAAGTTGTCTGCAATTGTTCAAGGCGGAACCAACAACATATCGGTAGGTAATGTAGTTCAATTAAACGTAATTAGTTATTTTGAAAAAGTGGCAAATGCAAGTTCGGGAACTCCTCCGTTAGATGAAATATATTCAGGACGTTATTATGTTACTGGAGTAACGCATGTCATTACACAGGAAAAATATCAAAAAACACTAGAGATAAGTAGAGGGTCTAGCAGAAAAGAATTCTATACTGAAGCAGATACACTAATTCGCAAAATTGAATTGGCATATCCTAATCTTGCTAAACTCTTCATCAGATAAAGAGAACAACTATGTCAATACCAATTTCATTTTCAGAATTTGCTACGATGAAAGATTATCGTGCAATGGAACTTGTAGAGAAACAAATTCTTTACAACAACGGCGCACGTTATGGACAAATTGTATTCTTAGCAGGCGGTGCAGGTTCTGGTAAAGGTTTTGCTATTAAGCATTTTATGCAAGGTGAAGAATTCAAAATTCGTGACGTTGATGAATTAAAAATTGCATTTCAGAAATTAGATGATCTTGGTAAGTTTAGCACAAAAGATTTGCTAGACAAATACGGCGACAAGATTTCACAAAGAGACAGAGAGTTAATTCAAAAAGAAGTTCTTGACAAAGGACTTAAAATGTCTGAGTTAAATCTGAAGACGCCAACGCATGTTTACATTCTGCACGTTCTTGTTCGCGCTACTGGCGCTAAAGATAAGACGCTGGAGTTAATGCTTGCTGGCGCAGAAAAAGGACAGTTGCCTAACATTCTATTTGACAGCACATTCAAAGACGTAGAAGACATGGAAAAAGTATTGCCGCTTCTACTCAAAGCAGGATACGAACCAAAGAACATTCATTTGACTTGGGTGTTGACAAACTATCAGATTGCAATTAAGAATAACAAGTCACGTAGCAGAGTTGTGCCAGAAGACATTTTACTTGCAACACACAAAGGTGCAGCCGAAACAGTTTACAGTTTAATCAATACTGGTTTGCCAGCAGATGTAAATGGTGGTATCTATGTAATTCTAAACAATCCAGAAAATACTATTTTGATCGTTGATCCAAAAACATCAAAACCATACAGAGACAAAAGAGGCAACCCTGTCATTAAAGACTTTAAGTATCTTGTGATGAAAGAGCCAGGAAAGCCAGCAAAGAAAGAAATTGAACTTAAGAAGCAATTGCTAACTTGGATTCGTGATAACACACCACCAGATTCGTTAGACACTTCAGAACTAGACAACCTATGAAACGTTTTAAAGATTTTATTCAAGGCACCACAGTCTCACAAGAAGAGTGGGAAGAAGATATGTTCGGACCAGAATTGCTTGAGGTATTAAAGCAAGTTGATGGTAAGTGGGCGCTAGTATCAAAGAATACAGGAAGACCGCTTGCATACTATGACGGCGAAGGCAAACCTTCAGATGAATGGATTGCTAAACAAGAAAAACGCATACAGTATTTCAAGCACAGAGGATAATGAATGCAGAATTTTTTAGGTCATGATGGGTTTATCTGGTGGGTTGGTGTTGTAGAAGATATCAGAGACCCCGAAACATTAGGTAGATGTAAAGTTAGAGTTTTTGGATATCACGATGACTCTAGTTTGATTCCTACTGTAGATTTGCCTTGGGCAACTGCAATTCACTCACCGAATACACCAAACTTATATTCTCCACTTGAAGTTGGAGATTGGGTCTTTGGTTTCTTTTTGGACTCTTTAAATGCACAAGAACCTGCTATCGTTGGTGTAATTCCTAGTAAGTTTGCAAATACGCAAGTGACACGTTCTTTTAGTCGTGTTCACACAAATGGTAATTCAGGCAACACCACTTGTTTAGAATTAGGAAACAATTACATTGAAGTTGTTGAAAAAAGTTTGACAGAATCAAACGGACACATTCAAGTAAGTCACAATTTATCTAAAGCAACTTTAACCTTTACGTCAAATAGTGACGTTGAGATGTATAGCATATCTAACGCAAATACTATATCAAACAACGTTTTTATTAGTTCAAACACATTAACTGCAACGATTGATGAAGCCTGTTCAATTACCTCAAACACGATCATTATTGATACAGAAACAAACTCAACTTTTGATTCAGGAAATACAACGTTTAACGTTGACGAATCATTTTCGGTAAATGCAAATTATATTTCTTTAGACTCAGCAACAGACCTCAGATTTGCAGATGCAAATAATGATGTTACATTGCAAACATTAATCACTTGGATTCAAAGAGCATGGTCTGAAGCAAACTCAGCACATGCCGCAGCCAATACCGCAGGCTCAGTTGCAAATGCCGCAACATTAAGATTGAACACCCCAACGTTCGGAAGTTCAAATGGATTTACCGCAATCGTTGGAATTTAACCCTTGGAGAAAACTATGACAAACCATGAAAATTTAGTAAACTTATTTGAAACATACATTGTAGAGAATGAAAAATTCGAAGCAAAAGGCGTAAAGGCAGCCGGAACAAGAGCAAGAAAAGCACTTGCAGAATTATCTAAAGCCGTAAAAGAAAGACGAAAAGAGATTCAAGACGCTAAGACTGCCGAGAAGGCAGTATAAATACAAGAGATAATTTAAGGAAGAAACCAAAAGGCTATGGCACTCGTATTTTACAAAGACTTGCCGCTAGATTTTACGCCAAATCCTGTGACGGGAGATGTTCGTCCCATCACAAACGAAGTAGCGATCAAGCGTTCAATCAAGAATTTAGTTATGACGCAGAAAGGCACAAAACCTTTCATGCCAGACTACGGCACGAACATTAAGAAATACTTGTTCTCTAGCCTTAATCCTTTTGAAATTGTTGACATGGAAAGAGAAATCGCAAACGCCATTCAACGAAATGAATCTAGAGTTATTCTGAAGAAAGTTGAAGCAATACCAGATAACAATCACGGTGTAAAGATTACAGTTGAATACACAATCAAAAACATGAACCTAGAATCTAGCGTCACCACTACATTACAAAGAGCATAATAAATGGCAGACAATCTAAATTTGAAAGTTAATGAACTAGACTTTCAAGGTATCAAAACAAATTTAAGAGACTACTTAAAGTCTCAGGATCAATTCAGAGACTATAACTTTGAAGGTTCTGGTCTGAATGTATTGCTTGATTTGCTTGCTTATAATACATATTACAATTCGTTCTATCTGAATATGGTATTGAACGAAGCATTTTTAAATACCGCACAGAAAAGAACTTCAGTTGTTAATGCGGCTAAAGCCTTAAACTACACGCCGCGCTCAACTTCTTCTGCAAAAGTTACAGGTACACTTACTGTAACGCCTAGTGGCGCACCTGCTACAGTTACTATTCCTGCATATACAAAATTTATAGGAACACTAGAAGGCACTACATTTAATTTTTTAAATACGGAGTCAATTCTAATCACGGGTAGTTCAGGTTCTTATGTTGCAACAGAGGTTGTTTTAACCGAAGGTACTTTTGTAAGAAATACTTTTATTGTAAACACTAATGATCCAGATCAAAAATTTCAACTTCTGAATTCAAACGCAGATACATCAACACTTGTAGTTAAAGTTTTAAACTCTTCAGTTGACACCACAACTAGAACTTTTACTAGTCCAGATAATTTAATCGATGTTAATTTAGACTCCTTAGTATATTTTCTAGAAGAAGGTTCCGACGGACTGTTTCAGGTAAAATTTGGAGATGACACGTTTGGTGTTGCATTAGAAAATGGAAACGTTGTAGTATTAGAATATCTTGTATCTAAAGGTGCGTTGGCGAATGACATAGAAACCGTTTCATACGCTAGTAGCATTGCCGGTATTACAAACATTGTGTTTACCGCCAGCGCAGGTGCCGTTGGCGGACAAGAAAAAGAAACAATTAATCACATAAAATTTGCCGCACCAAAAGCATATGAAGCACAGAATCGCGCAGTTACAGTAGAAGACTATAAGGCTCTGCTATTACAGCAAAGCACCGTTGATTCGGTTTCAGTATGGGGAGGCGAAGACAATGAACCTCCTGAATATGGTAAAGTATTTGTTGCCATCAAACCTACAGTCGGTGATGTGTTGAGCGCGACAGAAAAAACTAACATTATTCGAAGTGTTATTAATCCAAAAAAGATTCTTACTGTTCGAACTGAAATTGTTGATCCAGAATACATTTATCTTTTAGTAAATGCTGACGTAAAATATGATTCTAACATCACAACACTAAGTCAGAATTCAATTAAAGATATTGCAATCACAACCATTAAAAATTACAACGATAGCGACATTGATCAATTCTCTAAGTATTTCAGATATTCAAAATTATCTAGATTAATTGATTTATCGGAAAGATCAATTCTTAACTCGGACATATCTGTTCGTATGAGAATTGAAAAAGACATTCAATTGAACATTGCACAAAGAATTGAGATTAAGTTTTCAAATGCAATTAACTCAACAACAGATGGACGTCCATCAGATCATCCTTATGGTGTAGGTAATCAACTGACTTCAAATGAATTCACATATAATGGATTAACTAATTGCTTTTTAGAAGAGAACAATGGAATTATTCGAATCTATCATGTGGTTAGATCAACTAGAGTTGGAGTATTATCAAACGCTGGCACCTTGAATTATAGCACAGGAACTATAGTGTTGTCAAGTTTTGCGCCTTCCGCGTTTGCAGATGGCGGCACAACTTTAAAACTCACAGCAGTACCACAAAACAAAGACATTTTACCACTCAGAAATCAAATCGTTCGAATTCGAGATACTGATATTTCGGTAACAATGATAGACGATAAAACAATTAGCCTTGTAAATAGAACCTAAAAATGTCTAACGAAGTTTTCTTCAAGCCATCACTAAACCTAGACTCGTTCTTCGGAGATGAATTCTTCGAAGACAATGAGAGGTTTTTGCTTTTTTTAAAAGCATACTATGAATGGCTTCAAACTACTACAGTTGTATTTACAGATAAGACTGGTACATTTCAACGTGGCGAACAAGTTGTGGGTGCAACAAGTAAAGCAACTGGAATTATTAGAGAAGTAAAAACAAATTCTTTAATCATTCAAGTTTCCACAAAGAAGGCATTTGCAAAGTCTGAAACTATCACGGGTCAAACGTCAGGCGCAACGGCTACAATCTACAGCGTAAAAGATAACGTTGTTCGTGCGACAGGTAATGTAGTAGACTACAGAAACCTTGACACATCAATTGACAAATACTTTGAGTATTTGAAAGATGAATTATATACAAGTTTGCCTGTAGATTTTTATGGCAACAAACCTTTAGTTGCGTCTAAGTTTAAAGACTTCTTCAACTCTAAGAGTAACGAACAATCATATCGTTTCTTGTTTAGACTTCTTTTCAACGAAGAGATTGACTTTTATTATCCGGGTGACGATATTATTCGTTCATCGGATGGTAACTTTGAGAAGACTCAAATTATTCGTACCACAGCAGTAGGCTTTGGTACGAATAATGCAGGCGCACAATATGAACGAAACATTTTTGACTTTCTGAATAAAACAATCAGAGGTAAAACATCTGGCGCACTTGCTTTCGTTGTAGACATTAAAAAATTCTTCATCGGCTCAATTGAAACCGCAGAAATGACTCTGCGTTTGGTTTCAGCAGATTTTGATGCCGGCGAAGAAATTGTAGATATTGACGATGAAGATTTGAATGCTACTATCTATGGTATTGTAGCGGGGTTTACAATCAATGATGGTGGTTCAGGATATCAAGTTGGCGATGCAATCACAATATCAGGTGATGGTTCTGAAGCACAGGCTTTAGTTTCATCAATTAAACAATCTCCAATTACAGCACTTAAAGTAAATACTATAGGACACGGATATCGCTTAGGAACTACGGCATCAATTAATAATGCAGGCACTGGTGGTACTGGACTCATTGTTAGAGTTACTGAACTTGCAAACACATATACGGTAACCAATGCAAATACGGGCAACACTTATACTGTAGGTGAAGTTGCTGAAGTATCAGTTATTAATCGTGGCTCGGGCTATTTTGCTTCTCCGACAATTACTCTCATAGATTCAACAATCGAATCTTTAGGTTTGCTATCTGACAAATTAGTTACAATTGTCAATCCTGGTACAAATTATCACGTTGGGGATTCTCTTGTTATTACTGCTAACACAGGCGCAAATGCAGTAGGTCAAATTGCTTCCGTTACGGCAAACGCTAGTTTTTCAAATACACTTCTTTTTGAAGATGGATTTGAAATGTTGTTTGAGCAGAGTTACGATGACGCCGCCAAAACAGAAGATTGGGACGTAGGTTCTTATGGACCAATCGCACGAATTGAATTTACAAATTTTGGTAATGGATATCTTGCCGCAAATCCACCGACAATTACTGTAAACACCTCATCTGGTGCAAATGCATCTCTGACAGTTGTTGGCGTTCAAGGCATGAATGCAAACGTTGAAGTTGATACTGCAAATAACATCACAGGTATTGGATCAATTCGTGCGATTGAAATTTCAAACTTTGGTATTGATTACACTACAGCAACCGCTAACGCCACATCGACCGGTGATGGTAATGCAAACTTAACACCAATCATTTCTGGTATTGGTGTTAGTGAAGGAAGTTGGCTAGATGACGATGGAAAAATAGATTATAAAATTCTTCAAGACTCTTACTACTATCAAGACTATTCATATGTTATCAAGAGTGGTCTGACTGTAGAAAAATACATCGACACAATTAAGAAGTCAATTCACCCCGCAGGTCTTCAAGTCTTTGGTGAAATTCTGTTGATTGATACTGTAACCGTAACTCCAGAATTTAGATCAGCAATTGAAACCATCAAAGACTTTATTGTTCGCATTTACGATTTTGTTACAGTCGCACCTGCGTTTGGTGAATTTGATATTACAATTGAAACAACAATTGAATCTTTCTTTCAACTTCCTGTTGCTATCATACCAAATACAGATATTGCAACGCAAGAATATGTCATTCAAGTTGTTGCGGGTGGCGATGACTTAACAAATATTATTGACAATACAACAATTTCAATTAGAGAAATTCGAGTTATTGCGCCAAATGAAATTAATACTGAAATGGAAGTCGAAGTTACGCCAATCAGAAAATTGATTGTGTCGTATACTCAAATCTTTGAAGCATATTCTGAAACAATATACGGCGATTTAATTATGTTGCCATATGCGGATATGGATATTTCTGACTTTGCGGCAATAACATTTGGAGAAAGATTCGGAGAAATTCCATATAGATTTGGAGAATATGTTGTTAAACTTGTGCCGGGTGGTGGAGATACAACATTTTTTGAAGATGTAACAGTTCAAACCTTCAAACAGCATAACTTTATTCTTGAATTGTATTGGAATGCGGCCGCCTCGGTTCTGATTAGTGATATTCAGACAGAGCAGACCGGAACAAGAGAAGTTGAAATTGACAGTATAACATTCTTGAATGCCGAATCCGACTTTATTCAGACAGTATTTGCGCCAAAATACAATCTTGGACCTCTTGAAGTTGTATCATCAACATCACAGGAATATTCAGTTCTGATTGAATCATTAGGCTTTGCAAATGCAGAGTTTACAATGATTATTGCATTCTCTTCAGTAACTCCACAAAAGATTCAAACCTCACAAAATATAGTTTTTGCATATGGTACAACTTTTGCAGACATGTATATTGATGAACTTGCTGGAGATACATTTGAGTCTTATATACCAGAAAATGAATTTATCTATCAAATTAAAGATAGAACATTATCCAGCACATATCGTTCCACACCAAGATCGTTTAGAGAATATGTTGTAACGTACCAAAATGTGGACACAACATCAATTGCGGTGCCATCTAGAGAAATTACGGTAGATATTTCTCCAGGAATGACATATGAATTGTGGTCATCTATTGAAATTTCAGAATTATCATCTACTCAATTAAGTGAGTATGCAAATGTATTTGTTGGAGGATTTAAAGGATTTGTAGAAGGGGGAACATCAATACAGGTGTCGCCATCACAATGGCCAACAGGGCAAAATCCTTCGGCTGTAGAAATCACAGACACATTCTTTAAAGAATATAGAAGAGATTTACCTAACGAAAAATATGCAAACTATGATTATGACGGTTTGTTTGTTTCTGTATTATCAGATGAACAAATTTCGGAATTTGAATCTCAATCGTTAAGTGGAAATTATCAACAAGTTCCAACATTTATTGATGTTAATAAATATGAAAAAATAGCAGGAACAGTAACTTCAGATACAGCATTGTTCTCAGGCGTAACACTGGAGATATATCAAAATACCATATTATCGGCAATTGATGATATTGAATTTACAAATACAGCATCAATAGTTATCGGAGCAAACACAAATTTTGTTGCCGATTTTTCCGCAAATGATAATTATGTGGCAAATAATGAATTATTCTTAGTTCAAGCCATCGCAAATACCACGTATATGGTTGTTGATAGAGAACCATTATCACCATATTCAAATATTTTTGCATACAAGCAGATATGACTTACTATGTCGTATAAATAAATAAACTGAAAACTAACTTTCAAAGCACACTCATGGGAGAAATTACATGCCATCAATCGTAACAAGTAAATTTAGAGTTCATAATGCCGAACAGTTTGTGGAAGCCTTTTCCGAAACTTCTAATAGCATTATGTATCTCTTCATCGGTAAATCTACAGCATTTCCTGATGATAACGCACCTCCAACGCCAGTAAATTCAACTGCAAATATTGAATTCACACCATGGCGAGATATGTATGGTGCAAAGCGTATTACTACCGCAGACGTAACTCATGCGGTTCCTCGTCATGACTGGACCACAAGCACAGTTTATGACCAGTATGATGATCAAGACACCAACCTTCTGGACGATGATTTCTATGTCATGACAGAAGATTACAATGTTTACAAGTGTCTTTTCAACAATAGTGGGGCTGCCTCCACAACAAAGCCAACTGGTGTGTCTTCTTCAGAATTCACTACAGCAGACGGATACATTTGGAAATTTATGTATACCGTTACAACGGCTAAGGCTCTGAAGTTTCTGACAAACGATTACATTCCAGTTCAGACACTAGCAGGTGACGATGGTACTGACCAGTGGGACGTTCAAGCGGCCGCAGTTGACGGCGCAATTCACGTTGTTAAAGTCACAACTCCAGGTTCTGGCTATGGCTCTGCGCCAGCAGTCACAATTACTGGTGATGGTACAGGCGCTACAGCAAACTGCACGATTTCTGCTGGCGCAGTAACCGCAGTTACAATTACAAATCCAGGTTCAGGATATACAAGAGCAACAGTAACATTTGCTTCAGGTGCCGCTGCCGCAACAGCAATCATTTCACCTAAGGGTGGTCATGGATCTAATGCAGTTGAAGAACTTGGTGGTAAGTATGTAATGTTGAACGTTCGTCTAGATGGCAATGAGTCTAATACTCTATCTACCGCTAACGAATTCCGTCAAGTAGGTATCGTTCGCGATCCATATACATACGGCACCACAACTCGCGCAGTTGCTTCTTCATATCGTCAGACATTCAAGTATAGCCTGACTGGTGTTTCAAGTGGTCCATTCACACTTGATGAAACCCTCACAAGTGGTTCTAACACCGCTACAGTTGTTGAGTGGGACAACACAAACTCCCATGTTTATTCAACACTACCTCTGAACTTGGCATTCGCTAACGGCGCTTCAGTTTCAGGTGGCACTTCTGGCGCATCCGGTACAATCTCTGTAATCGACACACCAGGACTTCGCCCATATTCTGGCGATATCATCTACGTTGAGAACCGTGTACCTATTTCAAGAGCATCCGATCAGATTGAAGACGTTAAACTAATTATTCAGTTCTAATTTAAAGTTAGTTGGAAAATATTTGAATGGCTAATACAAATCCTGGTGGTGTAGAGTTAAACACCAGCCCATACTTTGATGATTATGATGAAGATAAGAAGTTTGTAAGAGTTCTCTACGTTCCTGGACGCGCAGTTCAGGCTAGAGAACTCACACAAGCACAGACTCTTCAACAGGCGCAAACTAAACGTTTTGCTGAATATTTTTTCAAGCAAGGCGCTTTAATCAATGGGTGTGAACAAAATTTAGACTTAAACGTTGACTACGTTAAACTTCAATCTACTTTTAATGGTGGTGATGTTGACGTTGATGCTTTTGAGGGTAAAACTATCTTTGGATCAAATAGCGGCATTACTGCATATTGCGGTATTGTTTCTGACCTTGACGGTTCCGATCCAAAAACCTTGTTCATTAACTATCAAACATCTGGTGGTGTAGTTCTTACTGTAAACAATGCGGCTACAATACTTACACCAGGAAACACTATCACATTTGATAGTGGCAACACAGCAGTCATTAAAACAACTTTCATTCATCCAATTACTGGTCAGAATAGAATTCTTGTAGCCAACGTAAATGGAACACTTGTAACAGGTGGTGCATCAACCGTTGCAAATACTGGAACAACTGTTCCGCTTAACGTTACTGCAATTCTTGATAATAGAAGTTTAACAAAATTCCAAGAAAACGAAGTTGTATTTACTTCAAACGTAACTGGAAGATCATACGCAAACACAGCAACGACAAGAGCAACATCAACACTTGTTAATGAAGGTCTTGCAACAGAAGCCGAATATACAAAAGGCTCAAAAATTACTGTGTCTGAAGGTGTTGTTTATCTTGCAGACCATTTTGTTAAGAATACAACACAGACATTGATTCTTGACAAATATACAAACATTCCTTCATATAAGATTGGCCTCGTTCCACAAAAATCTTTTGTGGATTACATTGAAGATCAATCATTGCTAGATAATGCACAAGGCACACCAAACTTTCAAGCGCCAGGTGCAGACAGACTTAAAATTGATACGGTACTTACAAAAATTGCGCTTGGTGCGACAGTATCGGATGAAGATTTTGTTACTGTTCTAGACATTGAAAATGGTATCGCCAAGAAGAGAAAGAACATTGAAGTTGAAAGTAAACTTGAAGATGCACTTGCACAAAGAACATCAGAAGAGGCTGGAGACTATACAATCAACGATCCAGTTGTAACTGTTAGAGAACATTTACTACAGTCTAGCAATGGTGGTCGTTACCCATTAGCAGATGGTGGTAACAACAATCTTCTTTTATTTGAAGTTGAACCATTTACGGCATACGTTGATGGATATAGAAGCGAATTTATTGCTAAGAATTACATTGAAGCCGAAAAAGGTTTGACAACACAATATGTTGAACAAACAAAAACACAAATCAACTACGGACAATACATTGAAGTCAATGAATTGTGTGGAGCATGGGATTTTGAAGAATCCACAAAAGTTGATTTGTATGATACCGCACAACAAGTTATTACAAATGGAACATATTCTGCGGCAAGCGTAAGCGGCAGCAAAATTGGTGAAGCAAGAGTTCGTGCGGTCGAATATGTAAGTGGTGTTCAAGGTACTGCTTCAGCAAAATACAACATGTATTTGTATGAAGTTACAATGAGTGCAGGAGAAGTTTTCTCTGATGTTCGTGCAATTTATGATTCTGCAACAGTAAAGCGTTATGCTGACATTGTTATTGCAACAGGTACGACTGGTGCAGTCTTAAATGAAACATCATTCAACGCTCTTATATTTAAATTACCATATGGTGCAATTAAGACGGTTAGAGATGCTGAAGAAAACGTAGAATCTGGATTTAGATTCAAAAAGAAATTTACAGTTACCTTCAACGCAGGTGCTGCCACAGTTGCAACATCAGATTCTAGCGAAACTTTTGTTGGCACAGATTTACTAACTGCGACACAAAAAAACGAATACTATCAAATTATTGTAAATAATTCAGGTACAGACGTTGAAACGGCAGCCCTTACTGGAACTGTAAGCGTTACTGCTGGCACCAAGATCGTAACTGGTTCTTCTACAGTATTTGCATCAGCCGTTAACATTGGTGACGTTTTAAAGATTAACGGTGAAGAAGTTAAAGTTGCTTCAATTTCAAACAACACATCTTTGACAATTGAATCTAATCACACAGCAGGCGCAAGTGCAAACACATTCACCAAGATTCTTCCGACTGGTTATACTATTCCTATGGACAAAGTTGGTGGACTAGCATCGTCACGCACTATTAATGTAACTTCGCCAGGTGCAGTTATTATTAGCACTCAGGAGAATGCAACATTTACCGCAGACATTGTTGCTACAATGGACCGTTCAAATGCGAGAGAAAAACGCAAGACATTAAATTATCAAACACAAGCAAACATCAACCCCAATACACATCCTAACGGACTTGCAGGTCCATTTGGTTTGGGTTATGGTGACTTGTATCAACTTCATGCAATTTATCAGTCTTCAAACTTTAGTATTGCGGCATCCACAAGTAACACAAACGTTACTTCAAGTTATTCAGTTAATAATGGTCAAACAGATTACTCTTACGAACATGCAACAATTACACCTAAAGCAGGTGTAGTTCCAACAGGTCGTTTACTAGTTGTATTTGATCATTTTACACACGATACTTCACAAGGTCTTGGCTATGCGTCAGTAGATTCGTATCCTGTTGATGATACTGCAACGTCAAACACAACAATTAATACTGTTAACATACCAACTTTCACAAGTCCAATTACAAAACGATTATATGATCTGCGTAATTGCGTAGACTTTAGACCAATTAAAACTGCGGCTACGGGCGTCAACCCTGCCGATCCTGGAACTTATCAAGTTCCATTTGGCGGTCTTCATACGCCTAAGCCTTCATCAGATTTTGATGCAGACTTAATTTACTACAAAGGTAGAATTGTTACTCTGTATGTAAACAGTAAAGGACAATTTGGTGTCAACAATGGTGTGCCAGCGGCTGGAGGCAATCAGGCTCCATTTGCTCCACCTAAACTTCCAGATACACTTGAAATTGCTGAAGTTATTATTCCTGCATATCCTTCTCGTCCAAAAGACGTTCGCATTAAGTTGAAGAAGAACAAGAGATTCACGATGCGTGATATCTCTAAGATGAACGACCGAATTGAAAAACTAGAATACTTCACCACACTTTCTTTCTTAGAAAAGCAAGCCTCAGACAAAACTGAAATTGATGAAGTTGGACTTGATAGATTCAAGAATGGTATTCTTGTTGACGCATTTACTGGATATTCAGTATCAGCCGTTTCGAGTCCAGACTGGTCTGCATCTATTGACAGAACGAATCGCTTTGTAACTGCGAAACAAGACAACGCAAATAATACCGCATTCAGATATAACTCTGCAATTTCTACAACAGAATTGCAAGATGGCAATAAAATAATGTTGCCTTATACTGAAGTTGCAGTTAGCACACTCACTCAGCCATATGCTTCCCGTCAGTTAAGACTTGCAGAAGAACTTAACTTTATTTGGACGGGAGATATGTCAATTTACCCATTCGTAGACAATTGGGTAGAGACTACAAATGATCCAGATAGAGCAATCATATATGATGATACTGGAGAAGCGGATAACTGGGCAGCACTTGTTGATGCGTGGAACTCTGAAGTTGCTCCATTAAATCAATTCCTAACAGGACCAACTGAAACAAGTTTCGTTGCAGGCACTACGCAATCAACGATATCCGGTAATTGGAGAATTACATCTCAATTGCAAAGAACTACTCAGTCTCTTGCACAGCAATTGGCATCTGCACAACAGGGTGCAACTCAAACAATTTCTAGCGATAGAGTTGTTGATGTAATTGCTTCTCTTTATATGAGAAGCAGAGATTTCATTATTCATGCTACAGGTTTGAAGAGTGAATCTAAAATTTATGCATTCTTTGACAATATTGATGTTACCGAACATTGCCAACAAATTCGTTTAACTGGAACAAAAACACTAGTAGAACTAGTTAACGAAAACTTCGACAATGATGGAACAATTAGCGGAGAAAATACTGATTGGATTAGTATTAAAGACGGCGCTTCTGAAGATATGCGTGTAGAAAACAATGAAATTTATTTGTTGTTTACAGTTCCATCAAATACATTCTTCGTTGGTCAAAGAGAATTTAGAATAACAGACAGTCCAACAAATGCTGAAGGCACAACCTTAACTAGTGCTAGAAATACTATCTTCGCTCAAGCACTTACTCAAGTTAAGAGTGCAATTACAATTAACAGCAGACCATTTGATGTAAGTTTCAATAGTGCAGACGCAATTCAGATTGTTGGAAGACAAACAATTAATGAGAACCGAGTTACAACTAATAGCGAGTTTATTCCTCCGCCACCTCCACCAAGAAACTGGGATCCATTGTCTCAGTCGTTCTTCGTTGACTCAGAAACATATCCATCTGGATTCTATGTAACATCTATTGATCTGTTTTTCAGAACTAAGTCTAGAGACAACACAAGAAATGTTAGTGTGGAAATTCGTGAAATGGTGAATGGTTATCCTGGTGCTAAAGTAATTGGTATTGGTGATAAATCAATCGTTAACAATGCGAGCATTAACGTTTCTGAAGATGCTACAAGTGCAACTAAATTTACATTTAAGAATCCAATCTATCTTGGTCCAGGAAATGAATATGCATTCTGTATTAAGCCAGAAGCAAACGATCCAGATTTTGCAATTTGGGTAGCGGAACTTGGTGAAGTAGACATTTCAGATGCAGAACGCGGAACAAGAATTGAAGCCGCTTATGGTACTGGTGTTTTATTCACATCATCGAATGATAGAACTTGGACGGCTAAACAAAACTTAGATGTTAAGTTTACTATGAGAATTGCTAAGTTTGATACCACATCTAAGATTGCATATTGGAACAATATTCCTATAAACGCCGCATATACATATGACGCTCTACAGGCAATGATTTCTGATCAGATTCTTTCCGACACAAATATTCAATATCAGATTAAAACAATCGATGAAAACAACGTTGTTGATTCTGACTGGACAGACATTAAGAACTATGAACGTCTAATTCTTGCATCTAGAAGAAAAATTGCAACATCAACTACAGAGACAACAAATAACATTAAATCTCTACAATTGAGAGCAACACTAACAACAAACAATCAGTATGTAACGCCATATGTTGATAATGAAAACATTCGTTTTGGATTCTCAAAGAACATTATCAACAACTCTACATATACCGACATTACAGGCACAGTAACGTTCAACAGCGGTTCAAATATTGTAGTTGGCTCATCTACTGACTTTGCAAATACTGTATTTGCTGGTGAGTATGCCTATTTTGGAGATGAATACCGTAGAATTCAGCAAATCAGCAACAACACATACCTGACAGTTGCAACAAACTTCACCACATCAGGTGCTGGTGAGACAATCCAGATTCGTAGAGAAGAAAATCCAAGCGGTCCTTACTCTTCAGAGTCACGATACATTACTCGCGCAGTTGAACTGAATGACGGGTTTGAAGCAACTGACTTGGCTGTTTATTTGAACATCAATCGTCCAGCAGGAACAGGTATCAAAGTATACTGCAAACTTCTGAACGAAAACGATACGGACAGTTTTGATGACAAATTCTACACAGAAATGTCATTGGTTGGTGCAGAAACATTTACCTCCGACAGAGAAGTATTCAAAGAAGAGAAGTATGTGGTTCCTTCAGTAGCAAAAACTGGAGGCTCAGAATTACTAGCAGGAACAGTTAGCGTAACTACTGGCACTAGTGTGAATGGCACATCTACTCGCTTCATTGAAGATTTAAAAATTGGAGACACAATTGCTGTTGGTACTGCTAGAACAGAAAGAGTTGTTGCAACGATTGCAAACAACACCTTCTTGACAGTTGAAAGCGGATTTGGTGGTTCTGCATCAGGACAAGAAATTTATAAAGTCCTAAATAATGAAGTTGCATATACCACACCTGACGGCAGAACATTCAACGGATACAAATACTTTGCCATCAAAGTCGTGTTTACCTCAAGTAGTGCAAATATTGCACCTAAGGTAAAAGATTTGAGGGCTATCGCACTTGCTTAAGCACATGAATCCAACAAATAAACTTATTGTTTCGGAGCCGGTTAGGGGCTTTACAGAGAGAGACACTCACTCAAAGGCTATTTTGAACACGGACATTGACTCACTTTTGAAGTATAAAATTCAAAGACGTAAGTTAATTGATATAAATAAGAATAGTTCAGAAATAGACGCGGTAAAGTCTGAAATCAACCAGATTAAGTGCGATCTGACAGAAATTAAAACCTTATTGCTAAAAATCACTAAAGAGAGAGAATAACCATGACAGCATTCACAAACGTCCAATTATCTAATACTTTTAATGAGTTTAGATCAGCACATAATGAAGTAGCAAATACGCTTAGTAGTATTACTGGAGGAGATAGTCCTCCTGCTAGAGGTTCCACACTATTATTTCCTGCTAATATAAGTTCTAACACAGGAACAATAGATTTATTATATTCAACCGGAATTACTTCGAATACAATAACTCTTAGCGATTTAACTTCAGGTAGGATACCTGTGGTTAGTTCAGCAGGATTACTGATAGATGATTCCGGATTAACTTTCAATACGTCAACCAATGTATTGACTGTATCGGGTGCAGTAAGCACACCAAACGTAACATCATCAGGAACTCTTAGCGTTACTGGTGCAACGACATTAAGTGGCAATACAACATTTGGTTCTGGTGCAAATAACGCAACATTTTTCTCATCAAACGGATATTTTGAAATATCAAAAGGCGTTCGAGCAACCGTTGACCTTCACGCAGACGAACACATTGGTGCTGGTGGAGAACTTTCAGTTTGGGTAGCCGCAAAAGGCGATGATCAAACTACTCACAAAGTATTTGGTATTGCTAATACAAATGCCGCAACTGATATGCTTGTTGTTAACACAAACACAGGCGCAAACTCATACGCAGAATTTATTGCAATTCACCACTCAGGTAACACCGACCAAGGTTGGGTATCGATGGGCGTTAACTCAGAAAACTATGCTGAAGGTGCTTATGGCGTTACTAAAGCGGACGATGCGTATCTTCTGTATCAAGCACCAGTCGGAACAACTGAATCCGGTGACCTTGTAATTGGTACTGGTGGTAACGGTACAGGCAACAAGATCATTTTCTCTGCTGAAGGTTTCGATGATCCTGCAAATAACACTCAGATGGTGATTACTCCAGGTCAAAACATTCACATTGAAATTGATACACAATCTTCAAACACAACAACAGGTGCTTTGACAGTTAACGGTGGTATCGGTCTTGTGGGTAACTTGAACATTGGTGGTAACGTAGCAATTACCGGTACAATTACACTTGGTGGTGGCGGTAACACAGTTTCTACATCATCTCTGCAAGTTGACAATCCAATTATTTTCGTTGGTTCAAACAACGCCGCTGACATACTTGATTTAGGTATTGTTGGCGAATACACATCGTCAGGCACTAAGTATACTGGTCTCGTTCGCGATGCAAGTGATTCTGGTATTTACAAACTGTTCGCCGGCATTGCAAACGAACCTGCAAACACCGTTAACTTCTCAGGCGCAACATACTCAACACTTCAAGTTGGTGCCTTAAAAGCAGTTGACAGCACAGCATCTTCAAGCACCACAACAGGTGCGTTGATTGTCTCTGGTGGTGCAGGTATCGCAGAAGATGTTTATGCTGGTGGTGACATTTACGACAGCAAAGGTAACGTTCGTGAAGTTCCTCTGAATGCTACAACAGGTTCATATACACTTGTTCTTGCCGATAGTGGTAAGACTGTAACTGCTACAGGTAACGTAACTGTTCCAAACGCAATATTCACCGTTGGTCAAGTGGTTACAATTTACAATAACTCAAGCAGTTCAATTTCTATTTTACAAGGCGCAAGCGTCACATTAAGACAAGCCGGTACTTCAAACACAGGCACACGAACACTTGCACAAAGAGGTATTGCAACAGTTCTTTGCGTTGCGTCTGGTGAGTTTGTAATCAACGGCGGTGGATTGACTTAATCTAATAAGTTAAATTGAATAGATTAACTATAAATCTTAACTAAGGAAAATAAAATATGAGCGTAAGAAATATGTTAATTGGATCAGCAGGCGCAAGAGTTCCTGATGCTCCGACAATTGGAACTGCAACTGCAACTAGTTCGACTCAAGTATCTGTAACTTTTACTGCGCCGGGAAATAATGGTGGTGCACCAATTACAGGATATAGAGTAACAAGTAGCGGAGGACAAACTGCGACAGGAGCATCTTCACCGATTACAGTATCAGGACTCACAACAGGAACCTCATATACATTTACTGTGGCCGCCGAAAATGCTGTAGGATACAGCGCAGAAAGTTCTCCTAGCAATAGTGTCACTCCATTCGTAGCCGCAGGAGAAACGGTATATACAACCGCAGGAACATATTCTTTTACAGTTCCAGCAGGTGTAACAAGCGTGGCTGTCGTGTGTGTGGGCGGAGGCGGTGGCGCTGGCGCCAGTTCAGATTGGGGTGGCGGTGGTGGCGGAGGACTTGGTTGGAAAAATAATATTCCCGTATCTCCAGGTTCATCATATACAGTAGTTGTGGGCGCCCGTGGACTGTCTACCGGCGGCACTGGAACCAACGGCGGCACTTCATATTTTTCAAGCACTGGAACTGTTGCTGGATTTGGAGGAACAGGCGGACCACCGGGCGGCAACGGACCAGGAGGAACTTATACTGGTGATGGAGGTGGTGATGGAGGCGATTCAATTAAAAATAACAATGCCGCTGGCGCTGGCGCCGGAGGATACGCAGGTAAGGGAGGAAATTCCAATACCTCCACTGGTGGTGCAGGATCTCCAGGTACCGGTGGCGCGGGCGGTGGTGGTGGCCATGGATTCATTGGTGGCACTTATGGAACCGGAGGCGGTGGCGGCACAGGACTTTATGGTCAAGGTCCGGCCGGCGCAGGCGGATCGAATGGCGCTGGTGGTGGTGGCGGTTCTGGAGGTGACACAGGAACATTTTTTAGTAGTCCGGGTGGTGGAGGACAAGGAGGCGCTCCAGGTGGCGGTGGAGGAAGTTTCCACTACGGTTATATTTCCGGTCAGGGTAATGGTGCAGTTGGAGGCGTAAGAATTATCTATGGAGGAGCATCTCCTAGAACATATCCTACCAATGCCACTTAAAAATATTTAATGTTGGGAATTTATTGATGTCAAAATATTACGATATAGAGTTTTTAAATCCAAATAAAAACAAAGGAACTTTAATTTGTCTCGAAGCAGAGTCTAAAAACCACGCTAAAGTTGAAGGACCGAAGATACTTGCATCAGGAACAATCTATAGTCCAGATATGTTTATTGTTTTAAATGTGAAAAAAACTCCCATAAAAAATCTACCTCTAGAAAAACAGCCAAAAAGTATAATTCAAAAAATAAAATATTTAATTAAATTTTAAATTTTGGTTTTATATAAAAAATCCCACCACTCGGTGGGTTTTTTATTTTCTCCCGAATTATAAATAGAGGTGTTAAATTTAAAGGACCACATTCATGGCAAAACCAACCTCTAGAGAAGACTTCATTGAATACTGCCTAAAAAAACTAGGCAAGCCTGTTCTTGAAATCAACGTTGATAATGATCAAGTTGAAGACAGAGTTGACGAAGCACTCGCATATTATCACGATTATCATTTTGATGGTTCTGAAAAGACGTATTTACTCTATCAAATTACAGCACAAGATCAAACGAATAAGTATCTGACAATACCGCAAAACATTATTGGTGTTGTAAACATCTTTGATATTGGAGATTCCTATTCTACCAACAATCTTTTCAATCTGAGATATCAAATTTCATTGAATGATCTATACGCATTCAATTCTACAAGTTATGCACCATACTATATGGCTCTGCAAAACGTAGCACTTGCCGAAGAACTATTTGTAGGCAAGCAAGCACTCAGATATAATCGTCATATCAATAAACTTTATATTGATATGGCATGGCTAGAAAAAACAACGGTTGGCGAATACGTTGTTGTTGAAGCATATCAATTAGTTGATCCTGAAGTCTATACAGACGTTTGGACTGATCGTTGGCTACAAAACTATGCTACACAATTGATCAAAAGACAATGGGGCGACAATCTCAAAAAATTCGAAGGCATGACAATGCCTGGCGGAGTTACATTTAACGGACAAAAAATCTGGGAAGAGGCAAACGAAGAAATACGTAAGTTAGAGGAAGAGATGATCAACACTTACTCTCTGCCTGTTTCAGACATGATCGGCTAATCACATGGCAAGAAATCGCTATTTTAATCAGTATAACACCAATACTGAGCAAAATGTTTTAGAAGACTTAATTATTGAATCCATCAAGACGTATGGCATTCAAGGCTATTACTTGCCTCGAACATTTCAAAATTTAGATCAAATCTATGGTGAAGATACTTTATCTAAATTTGAAGATGCGATTGAAATGGAATTGTTTGTAAAGAGTTTCGATGGTTTTCAAGGACAAGAAGACTTCATTTCAAAGTTTGGTCTACAGATTGATGAATCAATCACTTTTGTAGTTTCACAGAAAAGATTTGGACAGTCACTTAAAACATCTTTGCTAACAGAATACGGATACAATCTAATCAACGAAGATGGCGAACAACTTCTTTATGATGTATCAGACGCATGGGATTATGAAGCAATCATTCGTCCTCGCGAAGGCGACTTGATTTGGATACCTATGATGAAATACATGTATGAAATTAAGTTTACCGAAAACATTGAAAATTTCTTTCAGTTGGGCAAACTGTTTACATACGAATTGCGTTGCGATAGATTCGAATACTCTAGTGAAGAACTCAATACTGAAGTTGGAGATATTGATGGCATTGAAGATCAATACAGTCTATCAACCGCAAATCTAGAGAAAGCACTTCTTGAAGATGGAGACTTCATGCTCAACGAAGACGGCACATTCTTTGTCAAAGAAGGCGATACTGTTATTACATATGACGCAACAGCAGATAATGAAGCACTCGGAGAAAAACTTGTTGATGACGATGTTGTTGACTTTACCGAATTGAATCCATTTGCACTTACAAGGACTTACTAATTATGATGTTCGGTCACGATTATTATCACGGAACGCTTAGACGTTTTGTAATTATGTTTGGTAATCTCTTCAATGAGATTCAAATTGAACGCTATGATATAAGCGGCAACGTTGCACAAACTTTAAATGTTCCTATTGAGTATGGTCCAAAGCAGAAATTTTATCAAAGAATTTATGGCGATCCTACGCTGAACAGAGAAATTGCAGTTACAAATCCTAGATTAGGATTTGAATTTATGTCTATGTCATATGCGCCTAGTCGAAAGATTAATACTGCACATAAATTTGTCAAAGGACAAAACACAGGCGGTAACGATTTTGGTTTTACATACGCGCCAGTACCATATGACATGCAGTTTCAATTAAACGCATTTGTTAAAAACGCAGAAGATGGCACACAGATTGTAGAACAAATTGTTCCATTCTTCACGCCAGATTGGACAGTCACGATGAAGATTTTGCCTGATCTAGGCATCACAATGGACATTCCAATTGAACTCAATAGCGTAACTTCAGACGATCAATGGGAAGGTGACTTTGATAGTCGCAGAGTTTTAACTTGGCAGTTTGATTTTACTGTTAAAGGTTATCTATTCGGTCCTTTACAGAAATACAAATACATTGATAGAGCCGATGTTCGCACAAGAATTGAAGAAGCAATCATTACCACTCAAACATTTGAAGGTGATGCATCTTTTGAGATTACTGAAACTGTTACGGAGAATAATCATTTACTATGAAGAAGACAGTAGACGAAAAACTCAACGATATCTTTGATATTGTTCCAAATGTGCAACTTTCAACTACTGAGAAACCCTTAGTAGTTGTCGAAGAAACTACACAAGTTGACGATGACTATGAATATGCACGAAAGAATCTACGCACATTAATTGACAATGGCAAAGACGTAATGGAGAATTTAACTTTCTTAGCAAAAGAAGGTGAATCTCCAAGAGCATATGAAGTTGTCGGACAGTTAATCAAAACATTAGCAGAGACAAACAAAGACTTATTGAATCTTGCAAAAGCAAAAAAAGATATTCAACAGAAAAAAGACGAAGAACAATCAAGTCCAACTCACGTAACGAATGCATTATTCGTTGGAAGCACAGCAGAACTACAAAAATTGATATCTAAAAGATGAGTGTAAAACAATATCTAGGAAATGCAAATCTAAAGGCTGCCGGAGTACCACTTAATTTTACAAAAGAACAGATTGAAGAATATCTGAAATGTGCAAGCGATCCGATATACTTCATCGAAACTTATTGTAAGATTGTAACTCTGGACCATGGTCTTCAGCCATTCAAACTATACGAATGTCAGAAAAACAAAGTCAATGTGATTCACAACAATCGCAAAGTCATTCTGATGGAAGGGCGTCAGCAGGGCAAGACTACCACCTCTGCGGCGTATATCCTTTGGTATACCATTTTCCAGGAAAGCAAGACAGTTGCGATTCTTGCAAACAAGGCTACAGCCGCGCGAGAAGTATTGTATCGTTATCAAATAATGTATGAGAACCTTCCTGTTTGGCTACAGCAAGGTGTAACTACATGGAACAAAGGTGACATTGCACTCGAAAACGGATCAATTGTCTTCACAGCGGCAACAAGCGCATCAGGTATTCGTGGTAAGTCTGTAAACTTACTATACGTTGATGAGGCGGCGATCATTCCAAACAACATTGCTGAACAATTCTTCACCTCAGTCTATCCTACAATCTCTGCTGGTGAAACCACAAAGATTTTACTGTCATCTACACCTCTTGGGTACAATCATTTCTGGAAGTTTTGGAATGAAGCGGATCAAAATCTCAATGGATTTGTCAATCTGTTCATTCCGTATTGGGACATTCCTGGACGCACTAAAGAGTGGGCTGAAGAACAACGTAGATTGCTCGGTGAACTCAAATTCAACCAAGAAGTCTTGTGTAAATTCTTGGGTTCAAGTCTTACACTTGTTGCCGCAGACACAATTGCACAAATGTCACCAATTCCGACAATCTATAGCAAAGATGGACTTGATGTTTATGAATCTGCACAAAAAGATCACACTTATGTAATTGTCGCAGACACCGCAAAAGGTGTTGGTGAAGACTATTCCGCATTTCAAATCATTGATGCTACTCAGATGCCATATAAATTAGTCGGAAAATATAGGGACAACAAGATTAGTCCTCTACTTTATCCGTCAATCATTTACAAAGTAGCAAAAGAATTCAATGAAGCATACGTTCTTGTCGAAATCAATACGTCAGAACAAGTTGCAGAGATTCTCTACGGAGATTATGAATATGAAAATATCATATCTGTTACCAGAACCACTTCAGGACAAGTTGTCAACGGAGGTTTTGGTGGAGGTAAGACACAGTTGGGAGTAACTACGGACAAAAAAGTGAAGAGAATCGGTTGCTCAAACTTTAAATCTATGGTAGAAGAGAAAAAATTATTAATACATGATGCAGATACAATTTCGGAAATATCTACTTTCATTCAAAGAAAGAATTCTTACATGGCGGACGAAGGTTATCATGATGACCTTGTCATGCCTTTAGTTTTATTTTCATGGCTGACAACAAATTCATATTTCAAAGAATTGACAAATGTGAATTTGAGAAAAGAATTATATGAAACTAGAATCAAAATGATCGAGGAAGAAGTGACGCCTTTTGGCTTTATAAATAACGGTGATGATGAAAATGATCAAAAGATCATAGACAGCACAGGGCAAGTTTGGTATGAGGACAGATACAAATCCGATTTTTTATAAATAAAATGAAAATACCCGTATCAAACACATCATTATAAAAACAAGGAGAAATCAATGGCTATAAGTCTCATCTCACCAGGAATCAAGATCACCGAACAAGACCTTGTTTCCTCACAAGCCACCGTTGCAACAACAACAGGTGCATTTTCAGGACAATTCCGTTGGGGACCTATTGAAAAAGCAACTCCAGTTCAGTCTGAGGCTGATCTAGTAGCACAATTTGGTAAACCAAACTCAACAAACGCAGTTGACTTTTTGTCTGCGGCTAACTACCTTGGCTATTCAGCGCCTTTGTATGTCGTTCGTGTTGCAAACACAGCATTGAACGCTACCGCTGAAGCAACTACAGGTTCAGGCACAGCAGGTACTGGTCAACTCATCAAGAACGAAGATGTGTATATTAATACAGCATCATTCAACGTTGGTCCTTGGGTTGCTAAGTATGCTGGCGCACTCGGAAACTCTCTAAAAGTTTCTACTTGCCCATCTTCAAGCGCATGGCAGTCTAACCTGACAGGTACATTCACAGTAACAGCAGGTGCTACAGCAGTTGTTGGTGCAGGTTCTGCGGCTAACACCGAACTAACAGTCGGTGACTTGTTCGTTTGCGAAGGTCGTGCAATCAAAGTTGCATCTATCACAAACACAACTCACTTCACCCTTGCTTCTGCACACTTAACAGGTGCTTCAGGTGCTACAGCAGTTCGCCGTTGGGAATATTTCAACGAATTTGATGGTGCGCCAGGCACATCATTATACGCTTCAACAAGAGGCGGTTCTGGTGACGAAATGCACATCGTTGTAGTTGACCAAGATGGTGATGTTACTGGCTCAGGTGATACAGTTCTTGAGAAGTATGCACTTGTTTCTAAGGCATCTGATGCAAGAGCAGACAACGGTGGTACAAACTATTACAAAGATGTTGTCAACAATACTTCAGGATATGTTTACTGGACAGATCACGAAAATGCTGGTTCAAATTGGGGTAACACAGCATCAGGCACAACATTCACATCGGTGACTGTTCCAAAGAACTACAGCCTTGCTGGTGGTTCAGATGGTGCATCATTAACTGATGGTGATAGAACAACAGGTTATCTGAAATTTGCTAACAAAGCAGATGTTCCATCTCCAATCATTGTTGCAGGTCAAGCAAATGCTACAGTTGCTAATCGAATCATCGGTGACGTAGCAGAAGTTCGTAAAGATGCAGTTGTTTGCGTATCTCCACTAAGAGCAAACGTAGTAAACAATGCAGGCGCAGAAGCAACTTCTATTCTGTCATGGGCAGACACAGTTACACGTTCTACATACGCAATTGCAGATAGCGGTTGGAAGTATCAGTATGATCGTTACAACGATAACTACATCTATGTTCCTCTGAACGCAGACGTAGCAGGTTGCATTGGTAGAAACGATTCAGTTCGTGAGCCATGGCTGTCACCAGCAGGCTACACAAACGGCAACATTCAGAATCTAGTTCGTCTTGCTTTCAATCCTAACCAGACTGAAAGAGATTCTCTATACAAGGCAGCCATTAACCCAGTTCTGACGCAAGTTGGTAAGGGCACAGTTCTATTTGGCGATAAGACATTCACAGTTAAGAACACTTCATTGAATCGCGTTAACGTTCGTAAGTTGTTCATTGAACTTCAGAACACAATTGGCAACGCAGCCGAAAATGTTTTGTTTGATCAAAACGATGCGATTACAAGAAACAACTTTGTTAACTTAGTTGTTCCATATCTGCGTAGCGTTCAGGCTCGTAGAGGTATTACAGCGTTCCGTGTTGTTTGCGATGAAAGCAACAATCCAGAATCAGTTGTAAATTCAAATGAATTTGTTTGCGACATTTTCGTTCAGCCAATTCGTTCAGTCAACTTCGTCCAACTTAACTTTGTTTCTGTAAGAGGAACCGCAACATTTACTGAAATCGCCGGCTAAATAATAGAAACTTAAGGAGACAAAAAAGATGGCAATTACGACAATATCAAGTCTCGCTAACGCTATTAAAACCGGTGCACGTTCTAATCTGTTCCGAGTGACACCATCATTCGGAACAGAATTACAGACTACTGGTAATGCGACAGACGAAGAATTTAGTTTTCTATGCAAGGCGGCTCAGTTGCCTGGCTCAACAGTAGGACTGATTGAAATTCCATTCATGGCAGGTAGAAGATACAAGGTTGCTGGCGACAGAACCTTTGCTGAATGGACAGTCACAGTTCTTAACGATAAGAATCAAAAAGTTCGTCAATTAGTTGAAGACATTCAAAAGAAATATTCTGTTGTTAACTATGAAGAAACATTCTCTAAAGAGGTAGATGATTCTTCATTAGGCACACAATATTCAACGATGTTGATTGAGCAATTAGATCAAGCAGGTAATGTGGTTTACTCATATAAACTAGAACATTGCTGGCCTAGTGACATTAGCACAATCGACTTGTCATATGATACAACAGACACCATTGAAGAATTTACTGTGACTTGGTCTTATGACTACTTCACAGCAATAGAATAATGACAGGGGAAAGATATGGCAACAACAAACGATGAAATTTTTAGTATTTCGAAATTTAGACAGACGCTAGGCACTGGCGCTAGAGCAAACCTTTTCCGCTGTTTCATTACTGCGCCAACAGGTTTATCTGATTCGGCAGGAATTTTTGCAGAAGAAAGTAAGTTTTCTTTCTTATGCCGTTCCGCTGCCATTCCAGCAATGTCTGTTGGTGTAATTGAAGTTCCATTCAGAGGACGTAGAATTAAAGTTCCTGGAGATAGAACATTTGCAGACTGGACAGTAACCGTTATCAATGACGAAAAGCAAGATATGCGTAAAGTCATGGATAACTGGATGAAGTTTATTATCAATCCAGACGGAGAATTAGCACTCAGAGACACAACTGAAGATTACCGTTCAACAATTGAAATTCATCACTACAGAGGCGATGGTACAACTAGCAGAATTTATGCTTTGTATAACGCATTCCCAACTGATGTTTCTGCAATTGATTTGTCTTATGACACAACGGATGCTATTCAAGAATTTACAGTAACCTTCCAATACACTCATATGGATATGGGAGGCACTAGCGATTCTGGTAACGCTACTGCACCAACGTCAATTGCAACTTCATAAATTGGCTCAAACGCAATCATATAAATAGTTGCGTAATAGTCAAACAAACACAAATGGGGGCTATTACGCCCCCATTTTTTTAGGAAGATAACATGGCGATAAAATTATTTGGATATAAAATTGGTAAAGAAGAAGATGTACCAGAGGTAACATCTTTCGTACCACCTAAAGAAGATGATGGCTCGGTAGCAGTCTCAGGCGGTGGTGTATATGGAATCTATACTGATCTTGAAGGCACAATTCGTAATGATGCAGATTTAATTAAGCGTTATCGCGATATGGCAAATCAACCAGAATGCGATGCCGCTATTGAAGATATCATTAATGAATCTGTTGTTTTTGGAGAAGGTGACTATCCAGTTCAAATTATTCTAGACAAACTAGAACAACCAGAATCAGTCAAAAAGAAAATTCGTGATGAATATTATCAGGTTATGAAGTTACTTGACTTCAATAATCAAGGCTACGATATTTTTAGACGTTGGTATGTTGATGGTAGACTTTACTATCATATGATGATTGACGAAAAAAATCCTCGTCAAGGATTGAAAGAAGTTCGTTATGTTGATCCACGAAAAATTCGTAAAGTCAAAGAATTCAAAAAATCAAAACCTCAGTTGGGCAATCAGCCAGTTGTTCCTGAAATGAATGAGTATTTTGTTTACTCAAGCAAAGGATTCAGCAACGATACTAATCAAGGTATTAAGATTGCACCAGATTCTATCTGTTATGTTCATTCGGGTATAACAGATAAAGATGGCAGAATGGTCATCTCACATTTGCACAAAGCAATTAAAACACTTAATCAGTTGCGTATGCTTGAAGACGCAACCGTAATCTATCGTATCTCTCGCGCACCAGAACGTAGAATTTTTTACATTGACGTAGGTAACTTGCCTAAGATGAAGGCTGAACAATACTTACGTGAAATCATGCAGAAGTATAAGAACAAACTTGTATATGATGCACAGACTGGTGAGATTCGTGACGATAGACGTTATCAAACAATGCTCGAAGACTTTTGGTTGCCACGTAGAGAAGGTGGCAAAGGTACAGAGATTACCACACTTCAGGGCGGACAAAACTTAGGTGAGATTGATGACGTTCTATACTTTCAGAAAAAACTCTATAAGTCTTTGAATGTGCCTGTTTCTCGTTTAGAATCAGATACAGGATTCTCATTAGGTCGCGCATCAGAAATTACACGCGATGAGTTGAAGTTTAATAAATTCATTCAGCGTCTACGTTTAAGATTCTCTCATTTGTTTGATCGACTGTTAGAAACACAGTTGTTACTCAAAGGCATTTGCACTCGCGCAGAGTGGAATATGATCAAAGAAGAAATCTCATATGATTTCATTAATGATATGCACTTTGCAGAATTAAAGCAAGCAGAAATCATGAAAGAACGTTTAGGTATTCTAAGCGATGTTGACAATTATGTTGGTAAATACTATTCTTCTGCATGGGTTCGCAAAAACGTATTGCGTCTGACTGAAGATGATATTGAACAAATTGATAAAGAAATAGAAGAAGAGTCTGCTGAAGATGATGGAGAACCTGAGATTCCACAAATCCAACAACAACAAACACCCATGGCACCTCCCCCACAGGAAGTAGTAATCAATGTGAAGAAAGAGGAGAAGGAACGTGTCGTGCCTGATGCAGATCAAGTTGAATTGGCTAAGTCAATGACTAAATTCTTTGACACATTAGTTGAAGAGGCAAAGGGTGACAAAGAGTAAGGATGATTTAACTCTCGACCAAGCGTTTTCTGTCGCAACTTCAATTGCTTATACTAAAAAAGAGATAAGCAAACTTCGCGAAGAATTAAAGACTACAGAAAAATTAGTTGAGGTCGTTGAAGGTCCACCAGGCACACAAGGTCCTGCTGGACCTCGCGGCGTTATGGGTCAACAAGGTTCGCAAGGTCCTAAAGGCAATGACGGAGAACAAGGACCAAGAGGCGAACAAGGACCTCGCGGTATTCCTGGTGAGGTTGGTCCTATCGGAGAAACAGGACCACAAGGTCCTCAAGGCGAGAAGGGCAATGCCGGAGAAAAAGGCGACAAAGGCGAGTCAGGAGAAGTTGGACCAACCGGTCCTCAAGGTCTCAAAGGTGATAAAGGAGACCGTGGAGAAAAGGGGGACAAAGGTGACAAAGGCGATCTCGGAAAGAATGGTCTGGACGGAAGAGATGGACCAAAAGGCGAAATGGGTCCCGCTGGACCTGCCGGAAAACAGGGTGTTCAAGGAGAGCGCGGTCCTCAAGGAGAAAGAGGGATTCAGGGAATTCAAGGAGAGCGAGGACCTCAAGGCATTCAAGGACCAGAGGGACCGCAGGGAATTCAAGGTCCTTCAGGTAAGGACGGTGACAGTAAACAAGTAGAACAGAAGTTTGAAAAGTTTAAGTCCGTTCTTGAAAATGATTTAAGTCAATACAAAAACAAACTCAATGCCCTCGTATCAAGTTCACTAGCAAATGATGCATGGAAAGCATCTGGTGGGGGTGAAGTCAATCTAAGATATCTAGATGATGTTGATAGAGACAGTATTCAAAATGGATATGTTCTATCTTATAATGAAGCAACACAAAAATTTGAATTTATATCTCCATCGGCTGCGTCATTTACTCCTACTGATGTTCAACAAGTATTTGCTGAAGTAAAGAATGCAGAAAATGTTACCATTACAAAAGGACAAGCCGTTTATTTGTTTGGTGCAACTGGCAATAAAGCATCCGTTAAACTTGCACGAAATGGACTTGACGCTACTTCAGCAAAAACTTTAGGACTTGTTTATAGCAACAGCATTACTCCAGGTGGCACAGGATTTGTTATTACACAAGGACAACTTGTTGGTGTCAATACTCAAGCATATAACGAAGGCGACACACTTTATCTAGCAAACACAGCAGGCAATCTAACAAAAGTCAAACCCTTTGCGCCAGAACACATAGTTTTTATTGGTATTGTTGAACGTGCAAATCAGGGCCAAGGTGAAATTTATGTTAATCCCCAAAACGGATTTGAACTTGATGAAATACATGATGTAAACATTAATCACAATGTTGCACTTGCAAATGCACACATTATTGTTTATAACTCATCTCTGAGTGTTTGGGAAAATAGACCAGTATCATATCTAGGTTTATCAACTTCAGATTCTCTAGCAAGAACTACTGCGAATAGTGCATACGCACAAGCCAATACTGCAACTACATTAGCACAAGCCGCATACAATCAAGCAAATACTGGTGGTAGCACTAGCCAATTAATCAACGGCTCTAGCATAGTTAGTCTCAGCAATAATGATATACTAACAGTACCAGGACCAATTAGTGGATTAGGAAATTCTAAACTAGACTTTACTACTTACGGTTCTAACACCGCATATCTAACAACTACTAGCGATGATTCTACTGCATTGTTTATGGGTTCGGAGGCCGCTGAATTATACGCTAATACAACTGTTCAAATTAGGACAAATACCGCAGGAATGTCGAACAACTGGACATTTGGTGCAGATGGTACATTAACATTTCCCGATAACACAACACAAACTACAGCATTCACTGGTACTGCAATTGATTCTTTAGCAAGAAACACCGCAAATACTGCTACCACGTTAGCACAAGCCGCATACAATCAAGCAAACACTGGCGGTGGTGTTGCAGAATCTTTAAATGTTCAATTTAGCAATAGTACCGGTGCTACCTATAAAGTTGTTGCTTTGGACTCTACAGCCAATACTATTTTGGCTTCAGCATCGGACATAACTCAAGTAGATAAAATTTTAGGAATTTTGGATAGTTCAGGACAGACAGTAACTTTCGGTTCAATAACTAATCCATCGTGGACTTGGACACCAGAACAATCTTTATATCTTGGAAGTAATGGTGATGTTGTGAC